ATGAGTGGCGGCGGTAAGCTGATTGAGATCTTGCCGATGCGCCTAGAGAGCGGGCGGGAAGTGCTTCGCCTCTGGGTCGTATCGACTAATGCGGGCGGCCCAGGTGTCCATGATGAGACGTGCGTCTACGCTGAGCCGCAGCAAAGCCTCCCAGTGTTGGGCGATACAATCTGGTGGGGCGGCGAGCGGTGGATCATGTTCGACAACGATCGGCAGCAGATGACGAAGGTGGGATACTCGTTTCCTGCCCCTGGAAGCCATCCGTAGCTTCGCATAACCCGAGGCTTCGGCCTCTCCACCTATCGGTAGATATGGAGACTAGAAGATGAGCGATGATTTGGTGGAGAAGATTAGAAAAATCGTGGTCTTTTGCGATGAATGCGGCTTTGCTAGTGCGTTCGTTACGCGCGATATGCTCGCCGAGGTAGCCGACCGCTTAGGCTCTTCAGCGGACGCCAAGTTCACAACGCGGGCGGAAGAGCCGAGCGCCGAGGTGAAGCGGCTGACAGGAATTCTGCGCTTGATCTATGCTGGCGGCTCGTTCGCGGATGACGATGTCTGCTGGGAAGATCTGCAACAGCATAGTCGGTCCTCCGGCATCGTTTATGGCTGGAACCAAGCCGCAAGCAAGGTTGCCGAAGCCATGGGCTGGGAGCGGCCGATCGGCCCTACCAAGTGACGCTCCACCCACACACGGATCCGACAATGGTCAACTTCAAAGCCACTGCCAAGGATCGCGCTATCATCTCCCGGATCGCAGATCGTGCTGAGGCGGATGGGCTGATCTCTGGCGAGGTGCATCGCTTGCTGACGGAGATTGATCTAGTCGCCGTCCATCAGAACGGCTGCTCTCTTCGCCTCGCTGATCTGCTTGAGGCTGATGATGAGGCCTTCTCGGCTGATGTCATGGGTATTTTGACCAACGTGGATCGCCGGACCGGGAAGCTGATGACTGGCTTTGTGCCTCGGTTCTCGGTCTTGGCAATGGCTGATGCTTAGCTATTATACTGGAGATGGAAGCATGAAAGTCGTTAGGCAGAACAAGTGCATCACGAAGGATGTAGATAGATGGAGCTTGGATGGCAAGCTGAGCGATGCCATTGATTTGCTTAGAGATGAACTTCTGAGCATCCCAGAGTCGTACCAGGCAAGCGCCACCCTGGATATTAGCAGTCATCTTGAATACGGCGATGCGGTAACGGAAATATCTATTTCATATTATAGACCTGAAACCGATGCCGAGCTATCGGCGCGTCAGGCCGCGGCAAACATACTCGCCAAGCAAGACGAGGATCGCCAGCGTGCCGAGTATGAGCGACTAAGGGCCAAGTTCGGGGCCTAACCACCCCTCCTGCTCCCTGTGAAAGAGGATAGAGGATTATGATTGAGGATAGACTACATGGCGCGCCCTTCGGGACGGGCTCTCACCTTTCAGGTGAAGCCGCTCGCGCGTCTTCATCGCACAGCGATTTCGATCCCTCGCGCGAAGCGTGGGCTGAGTTTGAGCCCGATGAGATCGTTCGCCGAGTTCGCTGCTTGGCAGACGACGTCCCCGATGAAGGTGATAGCCTCGCACAGATCTGGCGGCACGCTTGCGATACGATCTTGCTCCGCATGAGGAAGCACCCATCGCAAAACTTGCAGGGCTGGCCTCGCCGCCCCGTACCGGGGGTGTCAGAACAGGGCTACCGGATGGCCTACGATGTCCAGTGGCTGCGGGATTGGCGAGAGCGGACCGGGCTGACGCTCCAAGAGGCGATGGCAGCTCACGCCGCAGCCCTGCGCGCCAGCGATGAGCGCCCTCTGGGCCGAGACCTGCAAGGGCTCGGGGGCGATAGCCCCGCCAGCGCGATCACCGAAGGTGAGGCGCCCGACACTATCGACAATCTGAAGAGGGTGAACAAGGAGCTAAGGGAGGCGCTGAGACCGTTTGCGGAAGAGGCGGCTGAAATACCTGAGGGGTTTCATGATGACGAGCCATACCAAAGCGTCCGCATTGGTGATCTTCGTCGCGCCCGCACCCTCCTCTCTCAATCCTCAGAAGGGGAAGGCTAAGGGCGCATCCGGCTTCGCCGGACCGCGTCACCTGGGCCCGCCCGAAGCCGACAAGTCGTCTTCGCCCTAGCGGGCAGGTCCCGCATTGCGCAATGGAGTAAATAATGGGCACAAATTACTACGTTGATTTTAAGCCGCCTTGCCCGTGCTGCGGAGAGGGTGGCGAAAAGCTCCACATCGGCAAGTCGTCGGGCGGCTGGGAATTTCTCTTCGCGCCGTATCCCGAGCACGGGCTTACCAGCTTTGCAGCTTGGAAGGACTACCTCAAGGATCGCACGATCCTTAATGAATACGGCGACACGATCACCCTGGCCGATCTAATCAACATAGTTGAGGCAAAAAAGGGTGGTTGGACATCCCGAACTGCGCCAGCGTCTTCCTGGGGCCCGAGCCCGCGCGATTGCGAATGGTCCGACGCGGAAGGATACAGGTTCAGCAACACGTCTGAGTTTTTCTAGCGTCAGGGGTCGAAGCGGCCACCGGCTGGCAGGACGCGACAGCGGAGTGAGGGGAGGAGAGGATGACATCCCTGGAAGAGATGCAGGGTCTGATTGCTCGCGTGCGGGCGCTCGCATCCAACGGCGGCCCTACCCACGCCGCATGGGATGATGTCTCGGATGCGGAGGCGCTTGTTTACGGAGGCCCTACGACATTGCCGTACCCCGATGGCGAAGCAGGCATACAAGTCGCGATGGCGCGCCTGCGTAGCTATTTGCCGCCATCTCAGTGGTGATCTTCACGCCCTAGCGTGGCGACGCCCAGATGATAGCCTGCTGCCATGACCCTCGGTCCCTACCTCGCTCTCACCTCCACCCTGGTCCTATCCTGCACCTGGGGTGCGGTGGTCTGGTCGAGACGGGCGGCGAAGCGGCTGGATGAGCGGAGACGATGATGAGCGAATGGCAGCCGATTGAGACTGCGCCAACCGATGGGACGCCGTGCATCTTATATGGGTCATTCGTCATTCGAGGTTGATCGACGAGAGGCGGGCTTGAAGCCCGCCTCGTCGTTTGGGGTTGATCAATGCCGCTCGTTCAGCGGCACGACTTCCCAGTCCTCTGCGAGCAGATCAGGGGTAGACGCATTCCATCCAGGCTGATGCGTTCCTGCCGCCGTGAAGAGCACGAGGTAGGGTTCGTGTCGCCGTCCCGGAGACATCGTCACCTTGTCCGTCTTGGTGTTGTGGCGGGGCATGCCAACATCTTCTGCATCCTCCATGTAGATGTGCATGCGCTTGCCGTTCCAGCCTGCGCGCCTGACCCAATCGCCTGCCTTCAGGGCAGCAACCGCTTCGCCAATATTCATCAAAAGCCTCCAATGAGATATCGGATTGCAGCCTAATCCGATATCGGATAGGGGTCAAGAAGCGATATCGCATTGGAGGCTGCGTTGACGGCGAAACCGATATCGGTCACAACCCTGGCCGTGCCGAAAGACAAACTCGACGACAAGACCTTGGTCCGCTTCACCGCGGGGACACTCGACCGCATAGATGCGGTGGCGGGCAAGAACCGCCGCGCTAAGTGGATCCGCGAGCTAGTTGAGCGAGAACTGAAGCGCTCCGAGCGGCAGAAAGCAGGCAGGGCTGCTGAGGATGGCGAATGACAGACCTGTTGCGTCTCAGTCGTCTGGCATTCGTGGATAGTTACGAGGAGGGCGGGACGCTCATCGTCCGGGCGAAGAGCGTCCGCCATCACGAGCCCTACGGATGCTGCCTGCTCTTCAGCTTCAGTAAGATGGGAACGAAGGCGGTTCGCTATTGCGACCACGCCATCCAAGGGCAGCCCGTCTGGCTGGAGATCAAGCGGCAGCGCTTCCGGTGCAACTCGTGCGGCAAGGTCGGATACGAAGTTCTGCCGGACATTGACACCGAGCGCCGGATCACGAAGCGCTTCCGTGAGCACCTTCAGAAGGATGCGATCAAGTATCCGTTCACGATGGCCGCCGAGATCAATGGCGTTCATGAGACGCTTGTACGGCGCGTCTTCGACGAGCATGCCAAGCGTGTCCTCGGTAAGTACAAGCCGATGCTGCCGCGGGTGCTCGGCATGGACGAGATTTACCTGCACAAAAAGCCGCGGTTCGTCATCGGCGACATAGATCAGGGCTATGAGAGCACAGGAGCCTACTTCGAGCATGAAGCCCTGCATCCGAGCCACTGGATGCCACTCCCGCCAACTCCGACCGAATGACCCATCCTCCCACCGATCCCCAGCCCAGCCCGATTGTCTGGCGCCACACCTGGCCCGAGCGCGGCCCGGATTTCGTCGCCTCGATCGCAGGCGGCCGGATCGGCAGGATCCACAAGACCCATCCTGACGCCATCGCGCACCGCGAGTGGGTCTGGTCCCTCGCCTACAGGCCCCGGAGCAGGATCCCCATGCAGGGACGTGTCCATACCAAGCAAGAGGCGGCGGACGCCATCCGCGCCAGCCTGGGCATTGAGATGCAGTGGCTCGCCAAGCAGAGTCAGCCGCTGTCGCTGAGACCGGCTGACCCGGGCCCCGACCCGCGCTTGGACTGGATGCGCCCGCCGGTGCGGATCATCATCGGCCGGGACGTGCCGTGGCCGGAGGGGTGGGGCAAGAACGCTTAGCCGGCCGCGTCCTGCCGAGCAGCCTCACGCGCCAGCAGGCGCCGCCACTCGTCGCGCTGCTCCTCTCCCATCAACTCCCACGCCGTAATGACGGCGATCAGGTGAAGCGGCACGGCGCCGTGCTCCCCGCGGATCTGACGCGAGATCGTGTTCACGGGTCTGCCGGTCATCTCGGCAAGCATCTTCTGGCTGAGCCCAGCCGCCTTCGCACGACGCTGCCACGGTTCGTTGTCCATGGGACGGGGCCGTAGCGTGCTGCCGTCCGCCCTGCAAATTATCAACGCCATGTAGAATTCCACTTGCGCCCCGTATCGACGTGGCGTAGATTATCTACATAAGGTTGATTTTCAAGCCGGATATGAGCCATGAGCGCCCTGACCTCCACCGCCCTCGTCGCCCGGTTCCCTCGCAAGCCGATCTTTGAGCGCGAGAAAGCCACGCGGAGCGGCAACAGCGCACCCTCGTGCCGCTGGGTCGACCAGAACAACTTCATGCCCGAGGGGGTAACCCGTCAGCGCCTCTTCGTGAACGATTGCGAGACGCCTTTCTTCATCGACGTAGCCGAGCGCGCTTCACATCGGACTGAGGGGCAGAAGTGCGGCCTGTTCGGTAGCGGCATGTCAGCGAAGGGGTTCGCCAAGACGCTCGCCAGCGGGCCGCGAGTTGGCCCGCTCAAACATCGGGCCGAACAGATGGCGATGGAGCAGGTGTAATGGATCACGCCACCCTCACCCGCAAAGCCCGCTGCGGCCGACGCGACTGGATCTCCTGGCGCGATAAAACCGGGATCATCGTCGCCATGCCTCGCAGCCCGGCAGCGCTGAAGGCCGCGCTACTCGCGGTAGGCACCCAAGGCCGGTTCACCCTCGTTGAGGCGTGCACCGCCACTCGCTTCACCTACCGGTGGCGCGACGGCATCCGCATGATCCGCAACTCTCGCTTCGGGTGCTGACAATGGCATGGAAGCGAGAACCGTCCTCTATCCGGGTTGAGGGTGATGTTGCCTACGTCGAACTCGGGCGCGGGCTTGAAGCGATGATCGACGTGGCAGATGTGCCCCTGATCGCGCCCTGGGGATGGCGTGCACACATAGGGACGCATGGCCACGCCTATGCGGTGAGGTGCGGCAAGGGGTATATCGCCATGCATCGGGTTTTGACCGATGCTCCGTCCGAGATGTACGTCGATCATGCCAACGGGGATGGATTAGATAACCGTCGGGCTAACATGAGACTGGCCACGCAAACACAGAATATGGCCAACAAAGCCGTAGAACGTCGAAATCTACTCGGCTTGAAGGGCGTTTCAGCCGCTCGTGGAAAGTTCAGAGCTACGATAACTCCAAACGGACGGAAAATACACCTGGGAACATTTAAAACACCTGAGGAGGCCGCAGCGGCTTATCGAGGCGCCGCGGTTGCGCTCTGGGGTGATTTCGCAAAAAATTAGCCCCGCGCGGCGGCTGCCGGCGGGGCTGAAGGGTGTCTCGGGAGAGGCGGGTTACGGCGTCTTGACCGTGAATGGCGCTGTGATCCCCTGAGGGACCATCGGCCAAACAAACTCTTGCAGCGGGTTGCAGGCGTACCATGGCCTCGTAATGAGGACGGCGGGCCCATCCGTGAAGTAGCTCGGCACACGCTCCGTCACAATGAACCGCTGCGGCTTGCCGATGTCAGCCGGAGGGCGCTCAAAGTCGGTATCCGACAGAACGGCGCGATGGTGCGCGCTATCGGTCATGATCCGGTCCGCGTGGAGCTTGCAAGCCCGCAGGTAGGTGACGTTGAACTCGATCTGAAGCTCACCGCCGGGACCAACCTCAGGCGTAATGACTCTGAAGCTGTCAACCCTCACCGGCTCTCGGCGATCCGCAACCCAGGCGCCAAGGGCGACGGCAGCGAACAGACTGCCGAGAGCGAGAGGGATAAGAACGGCAATCTGAAGGGCGCTTACCATGGTCCTCATTTGCCACCTCGGATCATGGCCCAGATATCAAGACCAAATTTCGCCGCGGCAAATGATGAAGCAAACAAGCCACCCACCATTATTGCAAACCATCTAGCAATTTTGAGAGCAAGACGCCCAGTTGCATAGCTATCTAACATCTCGTCCAGCATCTCAAGCTCTTTAGCTGATTTGCCTTCGATCCACTTCCGAGTATGATGCGGAAGCTCCCGGTAAGCTTGCGGATGTCCACTATTGTTTTCCCGACGAAGCTCGTCATCCACTTCTGCCCCGCCTTTCACATTATCCGGAGCCGGCAGTTTGTCATTAAGAAGCCGCCGCATCGCTTCCAAGGTGTGGCGAGCGTGATCTTCGGTAACCTCGGATTTTGGACGCGACATTGCATATGGCTACCGCTTGTTAATCGACGTTAGCGCTGCGTTGGTGACGGCGGCCGAGAATTGGGCCGCCTGCTGGTCCTTCTGCTGAGAAGTGCGCGATGAACCCCACCAGAACTGAACACCGAGCCCGACAGCTAGCCATAAAGCGCCGTAGGACTGGTTCAGCAGGTTGAAGATCCGCTCCGGGATCTCCTGGCTCACGAAGAAGAGGCAGAATGTGAGCGCGATGGCAGCGCCGACGACGAGATAGGTCAGGATCGCGGGCGTAGTTCCCGTCCAGCTGTGAGCCTGAACGAGGGCGACCTGCATCTGCCGGGCGTTGGCGATGTCAGCGAGATAAGCATCCTGACGCTTGGTCTCAGCCTCAATCTCGGCGAGTTTGGTCTGCGCGGCGGCGGGGTCCTGCGCCACGGCCTGAGATACGGCTTCGGGCGTCGGCGCAACGCCGAGTGCCGCGGCGATGCCCTTGCCGACTACCGCGCCTACGGTACCGCCCAGAGGACCGCCAAGCAGCGTCCCGAGAGCTGGAAGCCCGATCTGGGCAAGCTGCCCGCCGAGTGACGACCAATCCATGTCAGGCAGCCTTCTTCTTCGCAAACAGGGACTTCACGGCGGCCCAGAGGCCGCCGGTTGTGACGGTGGCAGCCGAGACAGGCGCGGGCTCGTCCGGCACCGGCGGCCTTGCCGCTGTCGGTGCCATGGGAGTGAGAGGACCGGCAGGATCGACGTGGGGAGGTGTTGGGAGGGCCGGCGCGGGCGTAAGGCCCAGATCCTTCTTCACGGCTTCGCGGGCCGCCAGAGCGGCCTCCAGCACGCGAAGTGCCTCAAGGGCGTACGCCTTGCGCTTATCAAGGTGCGGCACGCCGGGACGCTCATACTTGAGCATGAACACTTCGGTCGCCCGGTCGAGCGTCGTGGTGGCGCGGAGAGCGGTAAGCGCGCCCACCTCCGCTCCGCGCAGTTCAACGAGCATGTAGCCGTAGAAGGCCTCCGGATTGTCGAGCCTAAACCCCTTCTCAGCGGCCCAGGCCTCGAACGCTCGTCGGCGGGGGCCCGTCCACTGGGCCCAGCCCCAGCCTCCCCGGGAGCCGGCCACAACAGGCTTGTACTCCTGAAGGGCGGTGAACTGCGCGCTCTCGACAGCGAGATTGCCGAAGATCCCAGCTACCTTCAGCTTGTCGAGCCCAAGGTCCGTCATGAACCGCGGGCCATAGGTCTCCACGGCCGCCTTGAACTGCGGGGTCATCAGGATCTCCGGATTGTCATTGGTGTCAGGACCGGGCCGGGTGGCGCAACGGTCACGGGAGGATCAGAGGGCCGCGGCGGCGGCCCACAGCGCATCCAGAGCCGCGTCATCGTAGCCGAGCGCCGCGCCGAGCTGCGCCACCATCGGGTGGTGACGGTCGAAGGTGGTGGCGCCCGACAGCAGCATCCGGGCGGCGAACTGCTCGGCCTCCGGCAGGCCTGCCACCGCCGCCTCGATCCGCGCCGGCAGCACGCCGGTCATCACGGCGGCCAAGGCCTCGTCCTGACTGATCGTCCCGGCTTGCGCGAGCGCCTGGAAGAACTGCCGGTCGGACACCGCGGGCAGGGCGGGGGGCGGCACCTGCACGGCGCTCTGAGCGGCCCTGGCCTCTCCCTCCTGGCGCACGGTCTCGGCCCAGTCCCGGCGGGATGGTGCCTCGCTGGCGGCCTTTGCCGCCGTGGCCATGGCCGCATCCCGATCCTGACGGGCCGCCGCGGCATCGGCCAGTGCGGCGTCCCGCTCGCTCGTGATGCGCGTCAGCGCCTCAGCCGCTTGAGCTGCCGCGGCCTCCTGGTCCTGCCGCGCCTTGGCCGTGTCAGCGGTTGCAGCGTCCCGCTCCCCTCGGGCCACCGCGGCATCAGCGGTCGCCGCATCCCGCTCCTGCCGCGCAGCTTCAGCCTCGGCCAGGGCCGCATCCCGCCCGGCCAACGCCGCCGCGTCGATCCCCGCCAGCACCGTCGCGAGCGGGTAGCCGGCAGCCTCGGCTTGCGCCGGGGTCAGGGCGCCGCTGTCCGTGAACTGCGGGTTGCTCGCTCCGGGGAGCGTCACATACTGGCCGAGGATGACGTGCCAGGCCGGCGCTTCGGCCGAGCCGGCCGGCCGGCCGCGATACAGGAACTCATAGAGAAATGGCTGATCCATGTTAACCTCACGCCGCGACCGGGCTATCGTCCGACAGCCGGCGCCAGTTGTTGTTGGAGTAGTAGGCGATCACGCCCGTGCCGGCGCCCGCGCCTTCGCCCACTTTGCGGGCATTGCTCACGTAGATTATATCGCCTGCCGTGCCCGAGGGCACGGTCGTGACTGTAAAGGCGGCGGGACGGATCTTTCCAAGCGAAACAAATCCGCTTGATGATATTATTGCATAATTAGCACTGCCCCCTCTATCTTGAAAATAATGAGAGTTATTATTGTAATAATTCGTTTTATCAGCCTCACCTCCTAGATTAATTGCATTTGATGTTCCTGACCCATCTTTAAGTCGTGTATAGCCGCCCTGCTGGTCAAGAGTGGAGATGCCGCGAACGGAAAGCGGCCCGCCTGCATTCACGCCGTCGGAAAACGAGGCGATGCCGTTCGGCGCGATAGCTAAGACGTTACGATTGAGCGTGCCGGAGTAGACCGCGAAGTCTTTCGCCCCACTTCCCGCGCTATCTTGGAGAAGCTGCCACTCGCTCCCCAGCTTGATCCCGGCCCGTTTCGATCCACTTGCGTGAGTGCTCTCGGATACGATCAGGCCAGTGGGGTACTGCGCCGCCGTCTCGCCGACGGTAGCCGCGCCCTGCGCCCGGAGAGACCCATTCACATCCCACGTCGCGCCCGGGGCCTGGGTGTTGACGCCTGCGCTCCCGTTGGAACGCAGTGTAATGATCGGGGCGCTGCGCTGTCCGCCTGGCGTATAAATATTGACGGCATCAAAATTACCGTCATAAGAGACGGTAATTAGTTTTGCCGTACCGTTGGACCAGAAGTTGTTGCCGCCCTCGCTGGTCGGCCCCTGTTCTGGGCTGACCCGCAACCCGTACCCATAGCTGAAATCGTAATAGCTGGACACCCTGACGGCAGAGGCCTGAAGAGTGCCATTTGGCTTCAGCGGCGCAAGAAAGTTGTTACCATTTCGCGGAAGGTTGAAACCAGAGTCGGTGAATGTCCCGACGTGCTGGATAAAGCCCCCGGCACCGTCATTGACTTGCAGGGGCAAGTCAGGGCTGTAAGGTGTGCCGATTTCTCGGTTGCCCCACTTCACCGTCGCGTTTGCGCCCGTGTCATTCAGGTAAATGAAGGGCGTGCCGGCCCAGCCAATGCCGATCGTCGATCCAATGGTGACGGTGATCGCGGCGTGCGCCCAGATTTGTCCCGAGCCATTGACAATCGCCCCCTCAATGAGGGAGCCGTCGCCGATGGTGACTTCACCATTGAAAAGGCACAGGTTGCACAAGCTAACGTGCTCAACCGCGCCGAAGGTGCCGCCAATGTATTCGAGGTTATTCCCGTGGGTCTTCAGGCGATCGAAGTAAATATTATTGCCGTAGCCGGCCAGGACCGGAACGCCGGCATTCCCTTCCGCGTGGAGGCGGTCGATGATGATGTCGTTGCTGCCGTAATCGCCGGTGGCAGACTCGCCATACAGCTCAAAGGCAGGAGAGATGACCAGATATCGATTGTCTACCGAATTGCCCGCGGTCCTGTTGAGGGTAGCGGACCGACGGTCGCTTGAAATCGACGTGATGATCGCTCGAAGTGGAGGGCGGTTGCCGCGGAACGTTGTCGCCCCTGCGCCGGGAATGTAGACGGCCCGCCCCACATCACTCGTCTGGAACTGGCCGGTGATATACAGCGTGTTTGAGCCGGCGCCGATGTTGCATTTGACCCCTTCGAAGCATCCGGTCGAAGAGGAGAATGACTGATAGGCGTTGCGGTTTACTGTCGCTGTGGTCGAGTTCGTGACGCCGTAGATCACGAAGTATTCGAGGCGGCTGCCGTCGAAAAGCTGGATACCGCGGTTGACGTCCGCGCTGGTGAAGCACGCCTCCGAAGCCGTGAGGGTCTGGGTGCCCGCTGCGATCGTGAAGCGGGTGGTTGGTGTCACGACGCGAGACAGCCGAGAGCAGCCCGCACCCCAGACCTTGAACTCGTTGATGACGCAGTTGTAGGCGTTGCTGATCCTGACAGCCGTGCCGCGGCCCAGGAACGGGGTCCAATGCGATACGTAGATCCGCGCTGCAAACAGATCTGTGGCGTATCTCTCCTCAATATTACATGGAGGCTGCGTGACTTTGCCGCTCATCTCGATGGAGAAATCGGAGAGGGTATGCGCTTTCGGCCTCGTATTCTCGGCGGGATTGGTGGGGTGAGACAGATTGAGGACGGCCTTATCGTAGCCGTTGAAGTCACAGATGAAGACCGTCACGCCGATGCCGGCGCCGGTGAATTTATAGCAGTTCCAGGCGTATCCCCGAATAGGTGCGGTAAGCCTATAGCGACCGCCGCGATAGTCTCGGCCGACGTTGCCCGCGGCCAGCCAGTCAAAGAAGGCCTGGATCGCTGCCGTATCGTCCGCCACGCCGTCACCGACGGCCCCGAAGCTGCGGGGCGAGCGCATCTCCCGCACTGTGGCGAGCAGATCGCGGACCACGCTGGGAGAGGTCTCGGGCGCCGTCTGAAGCGACGTCTTCGCGGAGGAGAGGGCCCACGTGTTGGAAATAAGACTGCGGCGCAGGCGCACCGTAGTGCCCGCGTCCTGCATGACGATGCCGTTGGGGTAGTCGCGGATCGCATCGCCCGAGCCGGCGAGCGGCACCAGCGTGATCGTGTAGGCGCCGCCGAGGTATTTCTCCTCATCGGTGATGACGAGATCCTGGCTACGGGGGTACGCATCCACGTCGGGAAGCGCCCACGTCCGCGACGCGGTGAGCGGCGGGATGACGGCGTGAGTGGCGGTCGCTGGGATGGCCCAGTCCGCATCAGGTCCGACGACGCCGCTGAGCACTGCGGCGCTTGACAACACATCGCCGGCAGGGACTACCTGCCCTTGCCGTACGATCGGCACCAACGGGAGCACGCCCCCCATGTACGGCACCGGATCACGGTCGACTGGCTCGCCGTTCTCAAAAGTGCGCAACTTCGAGCTATTGTCCGCCATGATCAGAAGCCCTCGGCGTTCCAGTTGACCGCAATTGTTGCGCCGCTTGCGGAGTTGGCTGCGATTACAGTAAAGTCAGTTGATGACCTTGCGGTCACTGTGACCGGGATGGCCGGGCCGTTACTGTTTTCAGATGTCGCCGTTACGGTCGGAAAGCCGGTGAAAAACGGAAGAATACCCGGGGCCCGCTTGGGCAGCGGGATCGTGGCCTTCCCGTCGCTGCCTGTAGTCACAACCGTCACACCGGAAAATCGGTAATATCCGGCATCGGACACGCTGCCGGACTTGGCCGCGACATCGTCGGCGCTAATCTGGTAGGGCTGGTCTCCGGTGCCCGTGTAGACAACCACGGGCGGATTGCTCCAAACGTAGTTGATCCGCGTACCGCGTACCGCGATCGTGGCTTTCTTTTGTCCCGAGAGGCGGAACAAGGCCGTTGCTACAGCGTGATCGCAGGTAATAATTGTCCCGTCGAAGCGACCAAGGAAGCAATTTGCGTCAACGTGCCCGATGACAAAGTTGGTCTCCAGCGCTCCGGGCGACACGTCTTGGTTCGGTCCCGAGACGACGACCTCGGCGTTGACGATGTCAAAGCCTTGGACGTTGTTGAGATTGAAAATCCGGCGCTCGCCAGAACTGGTGACCGTATCGGACGGGAGAGGCAGATTGTCGGAATTGGGGTCCATCGCCCAATAGCCGTTAGTCACTTCCAGCTTGCGGACATTGTACATGTCCAGGGCAAAGCCCTTGCCCTGCCAGTCGCAGTTCTGGAACGTCCACAGGACGGAGCGATAGTTCTGCCGCAGCACGCGGACCTGACACAGGCCCCAGCCGTTATAGGAGCGGCAATTCTCAAACACGGACCCTTCCAGGCCAGCGTTGTCGGTGAATTTCCAGCCCCATGTGTAATTGGCGATCAGGCAGTTGGTAAACTTAGCGCTTGCCGGGCCATAGCCGGCAGTTGCTGTTGCGATGACTTCAATGCCAGGAAGCGGCGACGTGACGTTGTCTTTGCCGAACACGACGACGTTATCCACCTTGACGCCGCGCGGGTAGTCGGCAATCAGCGCTCCGCGATCCATGCGGTTGAAACGGGATTTCTCGATCGTCAGGGTGAGACCGCGGCCGGCGCCAGCGCTACCGAACCAAGCCGTCAGCCCCGTCGTCGTACCCGTGGACGAACTGTCGAGATCCACGCCGCTCCACGTCAGCGGGCCAGAGGCGGTCGCGCCCTGCTTGCCGTGGGTCCAGGCACCGGCTGCCGAGCCTACGCACTTGATCGTCGCGGGCCCGGGGCTGAACACGCTGCACGATGCTGTGGCCGTGCTGTCGATCGGGAACGAGGTCAGCGCTACCGTTCCGCGCGGGAGCACGACGCATGCTCCGCCCGGAGTGCTGTCGCTGGCGTCCGCAGCAACCGCGAGGTCAATCACGCGCTGGATCGCGTGCCCGTCAATCTCCTCAGAGAGGGCGTTTGCCCGCGGGAACACAGCCCGTGCCGCCGCGAGCGTGCTGAACCGCTGGCTCAGAGGATGGCTAGCACCGTCGCCGACGAAGCCGAGCATGCGCAGATCGGCGCCCTCGGTCGCGAGATCAACGAACCACTGGCGGAGAGATTTGGTGCGGGCCGGCAAGGCATAGGCTGCGTCCGGCTGAAACGGGGCGCTGGCAAGGGCGGGCGGCGTCACATACTTGCCGGTCGCCTGACCGCTGGCCACGTCCAACGCCGTCGCGGCCGTGGCAAACCCACCCTCGGCAATCAGGGCGTCCTCTGCCGTGATCAGCGTCGCCTCGCCGAGGTTCACGACGATGTGACCATCAGCGATGACGGACGCGACGGCCTGACGCCAGCCGGAGGTGGGAGGCGTCGAGGTGAGGACGCCGCCGGCGCCGACGAACAGCGTCGTGCCCGGCACGAAGCCTGCATTCGGACCGAGAAGATCGCCCGAGATCTGCGCCGTCACTTGCGAGCCCGCAAGCCCGCCATAGGCGGTCACACCGATGACCTGCTGCCGTTGGGCCGGATCGGATGGATCGCTGGCGCGGCATCCATCGGGCCCGCTGGCGACGATTGCTGACCAGCCTGCAACCGGCGAGGCAGCAATTTTGGTCACAGTCAAACCTGGGCCGGGGAGTCCCCGTTGTCCATCCTTGCCATCTTTGCCCGCGGCACCCGGCGCCCCTGCCGGCCCTGGCACCTGACTGGGGGCGCCCATGAGATTGCCGTCAAACGTCCAAGTGAATGGGTCGAGGTTGGTGACCTTCCATTCGTCTCCGGTGTCAGTGTTGCGCCACCGATCGCCAAGGACAGGCTGAAGCGCCATGATAGAGGACGGCTGATCCGGGGGCGGGGTCGTGCCGGAAAAGGTCTTCGTCCCACGGATAGCCGACTGCTCAATCCGCTGAAGCCGGTCACCTTTGAAGACGGCAATCATCTCAGAGCCATCAACCCGCGCCGCAGCCGGAAGCTCAGGGATCGTGACTGTGATGATGTCGCTCATGCCTTATGGTCTCGCGCAGAAGATCGCGGCGCGGCTGGAGCAGCCACGTAGTAAGTGAAGTATTTTTTTTATAGATAATTAAATTGACGCTATGAAGGGCGCCAATTGTTCGTCAAGACGAAGGAGAAAGAAGCTCAGCCGCCCTGTCTGACCCGAACATTTCTTCAAGAGCAATTTTCATTTGCGCAAACTCAGGCGCGGCGTGATCTAAATGCAGTGCGCTCTCAAAAAGGCGGCGCTGCCTGACAGGCACATGCATGAGCGCTGTCTCAATCGCTTCCGCCTCCTCATCGCTGGCTCGTCTATAAATGTCTGCCTTGTAGGTAATCGCCGACGACGTGAAATAAGCGCCAGCAGCATCCAAGACAGCCTTGAGCGAAGCATCGGTCTGGTGCCCAGCGTCGTCGCGGGGCCAGATCGTTGGAGTGCCACCCGCCGCCGACCAATTGGTGAAAGCTTCGTCTTCCTCGGAAACGATCGCGCGAGTAGCGCTGGAATAGATCCTTCCATCGTCCGCGCGCCAAAACCACGCACTAGGATTATACGCAAGCATATTAGCAGCCTCAAAGGTACAAAGCGTTGCTGACAAATCCGGCCTGGTCTCCGGGGAAGAAATTTGGACCACCGCCGTTCGTATTGATGATCCCGTAGCTTTGCGCATTGTAACGATTGCCAGTGGAAGACCCGGCAACCGACGACCCGGATAGCGCGGTAACTCGGCCCGTGGCGATTGCTACGGCAAAAGCCGTTGAGAAATTCGGATTGCCAACAACGGCCAAAGAAGTAGACGGGTTAATCGCCGCCTCGCCTCCTGCCTCGCCCCAGAGCGCCGCGGCTGCGTTGCCACCAATGGAGCACCCAGTCTGGAAAACTACGCGACCGCCTGACCCGTAGGCATGGAACCCGGTCGTGGTAGCAAGACTTCGCAGATCAACATTCAAGCATGCGACCTGCGCCCCATTGGTAGCAACAAGCGTATGGCTCTGATTGCCTGTGTTTGATACTGTCAGTCCAATCAAATCAACAGAAGTGGCCGCCTGAATGGAGCCTCGACCTGGCGATCCGGCTCCTTGTATCACGTAGCCTGCTTGATTTGCTTGATCGCCGTAAATGCTGATTTTGCCAGCGGCAACTGGAATTGCGCCTGGCGACTCATATGTGCCCGGTATCCCCATGCGAACATTGAGCTGGCTGAAAGCGTACTGCGATACGGCCTTATTCAGCAGAGCGCCGAGCGTGCGAAATGCCTTAGTAGGGCTATTTTCTGAGCCGTCGTTGCCGTCACTACCATCGGTTCGCACATAGAACGTCGGGCTGTCGCGCGGGATAATCACTTCGGTTCGGCCAAACCCGACCAGCCGCCACTCAGATCCGTGGCGGTTAACCAGCATCTCGCCGTCTGGCGGCACATCGCCGGTCTGGATCGGAGAGCCATCATTGCGTTTCAGCAGGCCAGAAAGGCCGCTTATCGAAAGTGTATCACCAGCGACTACGCCGGATGGCACGCGGATCAGGCAAGGAAGGAAATCAGCCTCGGCCGTAATCGGAGGCGTGACGGACGCAACGGTAAGCGTTGAGCCTGAACGCGTTGTCGTCCCGACATGCCAAAGCCCGACTGAAGCGGGGAGAACGCTCAGGATCGCCTGCCAAACCTGTCCCAGATTGCTCTGGTTCGGGGTCTGCCCCGACTGACGAACGACGGTCGCCAGCTCGCCGTAAACCTGCGTGAGACGGTACGTCAGCTCGTTCCAAAGCGGGAGGTCAAGCGGCCCGCAAGGGAAGCCTCCCGCAAGTTCGAGAGCCGACGGCTCACGACGAAGCGTCGCCGGGGCTTCAGCCCAGCGCGCATTGAAATCCGCCTTCATGGATGTTCCTTAGGGGCAGGCGTAAGGGTCTATCGGGACCGGGCAGAGCCAGTAGCCGGCGGGCACAACAGAGGGGGCGCAGGCAGTCCACACGGCATCCGTGCAGAAGCCTCCGATGGGGCGCTGGCTCGGCTCGTCAGCGCAGTCGAAGCCGACCACGATCTGGTCCGGCACGCTGTCACAGAAGCCAGCCCAGCCCGCGCCAAAGCCAGCAATAGGGGCAGGGCCATAGTGCATCGCGATCCCGACGCCGGGGGCAATCGGCAGGGCGCGCAAGGTGACCGACAGGCGCTGCGTTTCGGCGGTCGTCAGATCGCGGCCTGGAGCGAGAACGACGCGGCCGGCGCCCGCTTGGGGGATCCAAGCGGCGTTGCCCCATACGGCTCGCACAGCCGCTCCGAGGCTCTGTAGGTCGAACAAGCCGAGCATCTGGTAGCGCCTGGCGTACAGATGCGCTCGGTAAACCTCGTCATCACTCAGGCAGATCTCAGCGTACCCATCGCAGCCAAGCCAAGTGCTGTCTTCGCAGAAGCCGACAATGGCGTATGGCGTCGTTTGCGTCTCGCAGGCGAAGCCGACGACGGGCCGGCTATCGCAGACACAGTGACAGCGCGGAAAGCCCATCCGCTTGCCCAGAAACGTCAGCTGCTCGCCAACGGCAGTGCGGATGTCAAAGTAGTCGGGGATCGCGCATGTGACGCGGGCGATTTCCTCAACCTGGGACAGCGCCGCCGTCATATAGCCGCGCAGATGCTCGGCCTCGCGATACTGAGTGGCGATGCGGCCAAGCTCAACCGCAACGAGATCGCCAGTAGAGGGGCAAGCGTCGATCACGCGAAGGCCACCGTGATCTTCGTCGGATCAATCTTTGCAATCTCAAGGAAGCCGATCGGGTAGGGAAGCGCAACGAGCGGCCCGTCGACCAGCAGATTGGCGGTTGCGCTCAAGACCTCGACGTTGACGCCATGCGCAGCCGACACGATGGTGCGCAGCATGTGCAGGGTTATGTCAACGCCGTTGGCAGGGCGGGTCGCTCCGGTAAGGGCGTTGGCGACGGTCAAGGCAATGGCCGCCGCTGACGGCGGGGGACAACCGAGGCGATCGGGTTCGGCGGACACGAGAAGCTGAAGCCCAAGCGGCACTTCAACCGGGCGGACGAAATATACCGTACGGCAGTAGCCATCGACCTCGACATCGGCTCGGGCGTTCCCGTACGTGTCGATCCCGGGCACGACGTAGGGACGAAGCGCAGCGCCGATCTCGGCATCATCGCCGCCGAGAACGGCGACGGCTACAGAGTGGCTTGGCAGCCCGTCCGCGTCCGTCACATCGCTCGGATTGAGGTAGGTCCGAACAAAGGTGATGCCGCCGACCCTAGACACCGCTCGGTCAATGTCGGCTATATCGATGCGGGCTCGCCCGCTGTTCGTGATCGCGAGGCGGAATTCGGGATCCTGCTCGCCGTCCATCCGCTCAACGAGGCGGATGCGCCCAAGCATGGCGAGACGAGAACCCTCGGCTTGGTCGGGGTCATAGCTCTGGTACGTGCCCTCAGCGATCTCCCACAGGGTGGAGGCGAGCGAGGCGTACATTCCATTCAGCTGGCCAAGCGGGCTCTGGGGCGTCTGGATCACGCCATCTCCGAACACCTCGCGCGCCTTCTCCTCGATCTCGCTAAGAAGCACGGGCAAGGGCTTGCGGGCAAAGCCTTCGGGCAGGACGCCGTAATCGGCCATCAGAGGATCACCGGCTCATCAAACTCGGTGTCAACCTCGACGCCCTCGATGCGAACGCCGCGGATGGCCCGGTCATAGGTGGTGGAAACTTGACGCAGGCCCGTAACACCGGGCGTCTGAAGGATCACGCGCTTAACGATCGCCTCGGCGACCTGCATCCGGCTTGAGGCGAACCCGAGTACCTGCCCGAACCAGTCGACACCGATGGACGGGTCCAGAAACCACTCACCCTTGAAGAACATGAGCCGCTGCCGCGCGTGCTCCCCAACGGCCTCCGCGTCGTAGACCATTCGGAGGTTGCCGGTCTCGTCGAGCGTCAGGTCGTTCTTGGTCTGATAGGCGAGGATCGCGAGACCGGCTTCCGAGACGACGATCGCGCCATTTTCGGTTGCCAGCAGTTCTGAATGCTCAGGCGTAATGCCCAGGCCGACGTACTTTGCCACGTCAGGAAGCCTTCATTTTGCCGATGCGGGTCAGGATCGCATTTGCATCTGCGATCTTGTCATGAGCCCCGGGCTGAAGATGGTCGCGAAACGCCTTCGTCAGATCTTCAAGGATCCTGAAGACCGTGTCGCCATTCCGCACGAGATCAAAGGAGCCGTCTTCCTTCATCTGAAGGCCGCTCTTCCCATCCTCGCTGCCCAGGTGGGCGCGGTCGGCGGGAAGGTTCGCGAGTTGCTTGGCCTTAGAGTGCGCGGCCGGCACCGCGAGCGCATCGCTCAGCGAGTGCATTCGGCCTCGATTGGCTGATTGGTCGCTACCATCTTGCACCGCGTCGTCGAGCGAGCGCTGCGCGAAGTGCAAGTTGACCTCGTCGCCCTTCTTTAAGGGTTTGTGCATGATCAGCCCGCCGGCACGAGGGTGGGCGACCGGCACGCTCTGCAACTCGGGGGCTCGGATCGTCTCCCCGTCGATCTGCATCGTGAGTTTCGGCTGCACGACGGCGGTCTGTGTCTTGGCGTCGTAGGACTGCACGATGCCCACAGCCGTCGTGTTGATGTCGGCGCGCTCAGTCTCCGGGATCGCCGCAAGATACTCCTGGGTATCCCGGCGCGTTGAAGTGCCTTGATAGCCGGCCATTACTTTTTGACCTTGTTGCCCGCGACCCGATGGCCCTCGACCTCAGCATAAAAGTCATCCGACCGGGAGCCGCCGGTGAAGCTGATGTTCGCGATGCGAAAGATGCCGCCGCCTGCGTCGGTCGAGCGCTTTTCCTTGGCCTTGCCCGATCCCGTGTCGAGGAAGTCAGAACGAACGTCTATGGTCTTCCCCGGCGCAAGTTCGGGATTGATAAGGCACTTGACCTTCACGCCCTTGTCGGTCGGCGTTGGCGTCCCAAGCATCCCGGTTTCTGCCGAGATCAGGATGTTGCCGCCGAGGTGCTCATCCGACTTGACGGCCTGGAATTTGTCGTTCTGCACCGACCAATAAAAGCCGTGCTGCCGGCCCAGCGTGTCCAACTCGCGGTAGGCGTAGCCGTAGACAGTCGTGGGACGCTTCGTGGACGGCAGATCGTCTAGGCCCTTGATCTCGCCCTTCTTCAATCCCGGCATCTGGTCGCGAAGGTACTCGATGATTTCTTTCGGCTTGGTCCCGGCGGGGAAGGTCTTCGACACCTTGCCCTTCTGGATCGCCTTGTCACCATCGCCCACTTCGATCGTCGTGGTGATGTCCGGCTCGGTCTTGGCATGGCTAACGTCGCGGATTTCGCCGGTCAGGAGCACAGAAGTCTTGGTATCCTTATAGCCGACCTCAAGCGTCAGCTTGTCGTACTCCTCACCGAGCATGTTGCGACGAGACTTCGACAAGTTCGTGATGGTCACCGTGCCGGTATTCTGTTTGCTACCAATCGTTTTTGTGCAAGTGAATTCAATCTTGAGCCCTGGCGTCGGGCTCTGAGAGCCTTCGAATGTGGCGGAGCCGGCCTTGCCGCTCACGGTCACGCGAATGATGCGGCCGAACTGATGCGCCATCAGAGACCGTCGTCGTGGATCAGGCGATACTGCCCGCTCGGCAGTTCATCGCGCCCCGGCTCGCTCCCATCCTGCGCCCAGTTGACAAGGAAGAGCCGGCCAAGGCCGAGATCGTACCCCGCCAATAGATCGGTGCCCGGCACCATGCGTCGTCCGCGCAGGACGACCGTGCCCGCCACCTCGAACGTCAGCGACCAGCGATTGAGGAAGGTGTTGTAGAACAGCTCTAGCGCGACCTGCGTGTCGCTCAGATAGGTCTCAAGCCGCTGCCAAGGCGCGTCGATGACGGTGATCTCGTAGAGCGCCATTAGAACAGCCCCGGGATCGAAGAAGCGGTAGGCGCAGCAGCTACCGCCGCACCTACCTGCGCCCCGCGCCCGCTCGCGGTAGACACTTCGCGAGCCTGGACTTGTCCGCGGGTGGTCTTACCCTGCCCGCGCTGATCGCCCCCGGTACCAGCATTCCCCGCAGTCGTGGCCGTCTCAACGATCACGACCTCCTTGAGTTCGACCGAGAAGGAGATGACCTGGCAGAGCGTCACGTCGCGGCGCGGGTTGATGCGCTCGATCATCATGCTCTCAAACAGGTCAAACCCGTTGAGGATGTCGAACGGCTCGGCCTGCGCCATCAGGTCGGTCAATGCCTGCCACGTACCGGTCACGTCGCCGTTGATGCACTCCATCGTCAGCGTGGTCGGGAGACGCCAAGCGTGATCGCTGATCTTGGCGCCCTTTTCCACCGGATGAGACGGGATTTCCATGGAGGCCTCAGCCTCTTCCGAAATCACGACGTCGACCACGACAGGCCCGATTGAGCGTGGGAAGAACACGGGCATAGCTTACGGCGCCGTGCTGCCGGCGGTGGGAGTGGAGTTGGCCTTGGCGACCGAAGCCCCCATGGAAGCAAGTCCACTCTTGGCGCCCTCGGCTGCGGCGGATGCCACGCCGGGAACGCCATTCACGGTCTGGTTGACTGTCACGCTTTGCGTCCGCTGGTCGTTGCCGGTGTTGGTGTTGTTGATGGTGTTCGTCACCCCTGTGGCCTGTTGCGTTCCGGTCTTTGCCCAGTTCAGCCGGTCGGAAAGGCTGCCGAAGGACGGGGCGCCTGGCATCTTGCCGGCTGCCGCCCCCCATTTCATGCGATCGGTCAGGCTGCCGAAGGTGCCCCGGGCGGTGGCTCCCGATCCAAAGCGCTGGCTGAACTCGTCGGCGGTGATCCCGGGCGAGGTGCGAAGCGGGGACACGCCAAGCCATGCGTTCAACTTCTTCGTCATCCCCTCGCGTTGCTGCGGGCTGATAGCCTCACCCTCAAGGCCATCGATCGCGCCGTTAAACACCTCTGAGATGACGCCTAGTCCGCGCTTGATGTAGTTGCCGACGCGAGTCTGTAGCACGTCCGTTGACTGCTTCGCTTGGTCAATCTTGCTGACATCAAATTCAAGCTGCTTATCGAATTGCTCGCGGACGGAGCCCTGCGATTTTTTCGGGTCGCGCAGCAACTCAAGCAACTCCTTGAGGCGCGGGACTGCGTTCATTAGCTTGGCGATGTCGTCTTGGTACTCTTTGCCGAACAAGTTGACCATGATTTCAGAGCGCTTAAGCGGGTCTGCCACCTTGTTGAGCTTATCAAGCATTTTCATCATTTCTTCGACCGGCGCCTTGTTAAACGCCTTTCGCATCTTGGTTGAGTCGTAGCCAAGCTCCTTGAGGCCGTCCCCAGCGTTCTTTGAGAACTCCTCCCCAAGCTTCATGACATTCATGAAAGCTTCCATGCCGGTCGCAGCCACATCTGTGCGGACACCAACTTCTTTCATTGCTGCGCCAAACGCCAACAGCTCCTCAGCGCTTATGCCGCTGAGCTTCCCCGACGCGCCCACGCGGCGAATGTACTCCAGAAGATCCGCCTCCTTTGAGGCCGATTTATCGGCCGCCGTGTTGATCGCGTCGCCGATTTCCTCAATGCGCTTCTGATTAACGCCAAAGATGTTGCCGATCTCGGCGAGACCCTGTCCGGTCTCGTCGGGCGTCGTTCTCCAGGCTACCGCAGCCTTGGCGCCGTACTCGGTGAAGTCGCGAAGCTCACCTTGCGGCCTGCCTGCGAACCCGCCACTCGCGAGAAGCGATGCCAGCTCTTCTTTGGACTTACCGGTCTTACGGGCAAGCTTGAGGATGAATTCCTCGTAATCCTTGTACTGCTGCGGAGTGGCGTCGGTCGCCTTCTGCACGTCGATCATGCCGCGCTCAAAGCTCATAGAGCTTTTCGTGGCAGAGGCGGCGGCGAGACCGCCGAGCAAGGCGCCAGCCGCTCCGGTCCCGCGAGAGGCGACATAGCCTGCGCCGGCGCCCGAGAGGAATTCGCGTTGCGCCACCTCGCCCGCGCCGATCTTCCCGGCGGCGCTGCCATGCCCAGCCCGGCCCCGACCAAGGCCGCGCCGGCTAAGCGGCAAGTAGCCGCCAGGGCCGACAGCCAGCCCACCGCCAAAGCCGTTTACCCGCAGCGGACGCATCGCCTCGCGCCGGAGCCGTTGCAGCGCCACCGTCGCGCGCTGCGCATCAGCCGCCATCCGATCGAGGCCGGTTGACTTGCCGCTAAAGTTGAGGTTCATCCCCTTGCCGGCATCTTTCGCAGCTTTCTTGATTTGCTCAAGCTGACGAATGAATTTCCGTGCTTCCGACTGGCCGCTGCTCTTGAAGCCAAGGCGAGCAATAAGTTCGTCTACGATCATCGCCTGCGCCTTACTTGCGTCGCCTTGCTATCACGCTCGCGTGCAATCTCGCGATGCACCCGGTCAATTTCAGCTTCTCGGAAGTCCAAGATCTCGTGAAAGTCGGCTAGGTCATCAATCGTGTATGTGGTGCGAAGTTCTTGCAGTGTGCAAAGCGGCGGATCTGCGAAGATCTGCGTCGGCCGCAACAGGTAAGTGCGATCTAAAAGGTTTGGGATTGCAGCCTTCATCTCGCGTTCGGTTAGACCGCGTCGGCGCCCGCTGTCTCCCCGGGGCGGGGTCGTGGCAGGCTTGCGACCAAAAAATCCTTGAACTGCGCCTCCATGGCGAACCATGCGACGTCGATCAGGTCCGTCATGCCCTGTGGCTTCACACCCACAACGCACGGGTCACCGCCGGTCGTGCAGGTTTCCGCCAGCTCGCGCAGCAATCCCTGCGCTTCGTCGGGGTCGACTCCGCCGAGGGCCACCGCGATGAATGCCGCCCGCGAAGACTCCCCGCCAAAGGCCACGGAAGCCATCATCTCGGGCGCGTTCTCAAAGAACTTGCTCACCCGTAGGAACAGGCGGATCGCTGGCTCGGCCGGAAGTTTCTCGCAGCGGTAGACGTGAGGGCCGATTTTTCGTTCTGTCGCCATGGCAGACCTTGAAGCGCAAGTTTGGGGCGGAGGTGCAACGTGCGTAAATTTTTGGTAACCGTAGCTGGTATTTTCTTTATTATATACACAGTATCGGCTTTTTTTGACGGGTCAGGCGCAAAAAATCAGAACAATTACGTTTTTGTCTCATCTAGCAATAGCTACCCATCACATAATGCGAAGTTCCATGAATTTCGATCTGCCGCAAGCACTGCTGTAGGTCAAAATTGGATTTTTCCGACCGATAAAATCGAGTTGATATGCTCTTCGCAGTTGCGCATTATACGTGTTGGTGAGAAATTCGCAGCCCTCAACGGACATACCTCCGGGGCTGTTCACACTTATAAGATTAAGGACAATAATGGAGATTTGCAGAATATTTTGAGGACGGACATATATGATAGCTGGCGCGGCAATGGAATTGTTAAGATATTTTCGGACGACGGGGATGTTAACAAATGGCGGAGCGAGCTTAACACGCGCCTAGGGGAGAAGTGTGGTTAGCTGAGTGTATCCGGCATCAGCGAACGGACTGAAGCCGCGACTCTCTTTCTTAAGATCTACAAGCGTCCAATCGGCTCCCTCAAATAGGGAGGATGTCTTGCGCTTGAAGTTGGTTCTGCCGGCCGCGTTCGCCGGGCTGGTCACATTCGCGCCATTGGATGCGGAGGCCAGAAACTACCCGTGCTCGCAATCAAAGGGCGGCGTCAAGGCCTGCTCTGGCGGGCGCTTCCTCTGCAACGATGGAAGCTTCAGCCGTTCGACACGAACATGTCACGGCTATGAGGGGTCAAGCAGCGAAGGCGGAAGCGGAGGACGCTCCAGAAGGGGGCGGCGGAGATAGCCCAGCAGGGCTGAGGTGCCCTGCTGGGTGGTGGGTTAGCGGCGCATCGCCTTCCTGATCTCGCCCTTCATCGCTTCCCGCACAGCGGCGATGCACGTGAAGCCGAGAGGCACGTAGAGGCCAAGTTCGGCCCAGCGATCGACAACCTCCTGGGCGCGGTCATCGCCAACCGTGTCCATAATCGCTTTTGCAACTGCGCCAGCGACCTCGCCCATCTGGGCGTAGGTGAGCGGCTGATGCTCACCCATGGATCGTCTCCGGCTTGGCGATGTCGGCCCTCAGCTTCGCGACGATGCCTGACGCCCACCGGAGCTGACGCACGGGTGTACCATCGCCGTGACTCTTGCCCGTGTCCTGCATCACGCCGCCCGCATCGCGGCCCAAGTCGGTGACCTCGTAGTAGAGCTTGTCCTTGGCGTCACGAAGGGCAACCTGATAGCCGAACTGAACGAGGTAGCGGTTCACATCCTGGGCGCTGTAGTCGCCGAGACGCTTACCGATGTCCGTGCAGTTCAACAACGGCTCGTTCTGCGGCGCGGTCACGTGCGTGATGCCCATGGCGTCGAGCGGAGCGACACCGCACATCGCTTTGGTCGCCCGGTTCGCCGCGAGCACCGCTTGGTTGCCCTCAAGCTTCAGCATCTTGGCGATGCCGAGGTGGTGCTTGAAGGTCAGTCGCGCTTCACGGGCATTGATCCCGGTATGGGCGGGTTCCGGAGCGACGGGCAATCGCTCCACGGCGAAGTAGCGATCGACCATCTCGCCCTGGACGGCCCAGGCTCGATCGTCGTTCATCGGCTTGACGAGCTTGAGGTAGCCGCGGCGGGTGATGAGGGTGACGTCGCCGCCGCCCCGGGATCCGACCGCCTCCGGTGCAAGGCGGCGCAGGTCGGCGGCTTTTACCAGTACGAAATCCGTACCGGTTTCGAACCGCCCCTCGTTCTCGTTGAAATTGCGCTTCGCCGTGCCCTCTGGACGGCCGTGGACCTTGTCGACCATCGCGAACGTCACGACCTGCTCACCGCGGTACTCGATGCGAGTGAGATCCACGCCGCCGATGGAAATGGTCGGCTGGGGTCCGTGTGTGATAGAAGTGCCGCTACTCATCCGATGCGTCCTTTGCATCCGGTGGGAAGTGCCCTCGGCCTTGGAACCGAGGGTGCGAAGAGGCGGCGGGCTGTCGCCGTAGGAAGCTTGCCCGCCGCCGGCCTGCCTAAGCAGGAACTTGAGCCGCCGCGCCGATTAGGTCGCGCAGCAGCGATGCGAGAAGGATCTCGACCTGATCCGTCGCAGGCTCGGACCGAGCAGTGTCGACCGCGAGCAACTTGGCCTTCGCCTCCAGTCCGGCTCGACTGAACGCTGGCATCTCGCTCACAGCATCGAAGAGAGCGTTCAGCTCCTCGCAGCGGGCGGCCACAGTGTCGTCGTCCCAGTTCTCGGCAACCGCCTTCGCGTTGATCTCGTGCTTGAGGCTGATTGCGCGTTCGGCGTCGCGGATGAGCGCTGCGTCGGGGGAAGGGAGGGCCATGGCTGGCGTGGCGAGAGGTACCGCGGCGAGCGCCGCAGCCCCTACAAACATGCTGCGGCGTGTGCTATGTACGGTCTTGGTCATTTCGTTCTCGCAAGGTTCGGATGGCTTCAGGCCTCGGCGAGCGTTCCAGCGCTCTCCGGGGCCGCTTTCTTTTCGATCTGCTCTCGCATCTGCTGAAGCATCCACACCGTCTGCGCGTTGGCAGAGCGGTGGCTTCGCTTGGCTTCATCGGCGATCCAGGGCCGCAAGCCTGCGGGCATGCGCACCATGAAGCGGTCCGCAGTATCGCTGGGGTACTTGGTCTGGGTCATCCCGCCTCCGTAGTAGCGACCTGACACCATCGATCTTCATAGCGATCCGCTATCATGTCAAGTCGCTACGATGCAAAAGTGTCAAATCGCTATTATGGCTCGGGCATGAGCAAGCCGCCCGCCCCCAGTGACCTCGCCGATAAGTTCATGCTGCGGATGCCGGAAGGCATGCGCGATCGGATAGCGAGAGCGGCCAAGGCCAACGGCCGGAGCATGAACGCTGAAATCGTGCAAACGTTAGAAGACCACTATCCGCCTGAAACAGAACTTCGCGACCTAATGCACTGGATTGAAGAAGTTGTTTGGCACGCAAATGCGCACAATTGGCGAGATAACCGCAAGATATTAGTTGAAGCGCTGCGCATACTCAGGGAAAAAATTAACGACGAGGCGTTTGATCCTGCCGAGATGGCCCGCCCGCCATCTTATATCGAGAAGATGCAGGCGGAGCAGATGGCCAAATCTCAAGAGGAAGCTCGCGCGGCCGACCCCTCTTCACCCCGCCGCAAGCCCGATCCTTGACCCATCGCTTGCGCGTTAGCTCGCCGTCACGACCTCGACGAAACCAGGCTGCCAGCAGGCGCAGAAGAACTTCCACTCCAGATTGTTGACCATGGCGCCGCGGGTGTCCGGGGGCTGCTGCGTAATGATCGCTGTCGTGCAGCCGCCCGTCTCGCGGCTGGATAGGTCGGTCATGCCGATCGCCATCGTGAGCCCGGTCAGGGCGCCCGAACGCATCCGTTTCACGCGGTTGCGCAGATAGGCATTGAACGGGCTGTTCGGCAGTAGCCGTATCGTCACCGTGGCCGACTGGTCGGTGGTGATCGATACGATGGAAGTGCCATCGGCCCCGACCTTCGGCGTGCCGAGTTCGGTGGTAGGCTCGACCAAGATGCAGTCGTCGCCTTCGTCGAAGCCGACCACAAGGACGCCATCAATCGAGAATGCGACGTTCTGAAAGCTGTAAGTCCCAAACGGGGCGCAATCTTCAGCCATGTTTGACCTCTATGGGGTTAGCGCCCGTTCAAGCGTCCAACCGCGACGCAGGCGTACAGTGACAGTATTCGCTTTTATGCCTGCCTGTTCAGCAGCAGCAGCGAGAGCCATCGTCTCGCCCCGGTACTCAACTATTACGTTGGATCGCTTATTTCTTGCCTGCGCCGCCTTCGTTACCCATGCGCAGTTATCTGGCTCATAACCTTTGTCGTTATTCTGACGTTCGATCGTATGATTTTGGGACGGCCGCCGCCCCATGTCGGCGAGAAAGTTTGAGAAATCGCTCCATCTCTCACAGACAGTGATGCCACGACCGCCGTAATCCGCGAACTGTTTCCCCTGAGGGTTGCGACACCGGCTCAGCATCCCGGCCCAAATGGCGTACTCCGCGGTGCGCTTGCCAGCCGCTCCACTTTCCCCATGTCTGAGAAGGCGAGCTGCCGCCTTCTCCTTTTGCAGGCAACCGCACGTGGTGGTGTTGCCCGTTCTCAGTGATGAAGCGGCGGCGAATGCAGAGCCGCCGCATTCACAGCGGCAAACGTAGAACCGTCGTTTGCTGCCGTTTTCATGCGCTCGGATCTCCGATCCAACCACCGTGAGACGACCAAAGCGGGAACCATTTTCAATCATGGCCCATCATAGCACGTCAATACTGAAGCTGCATAGTCACTGATACAAAGTGAATGGCGTTCGCATACTGGAACGTCACCTTGATGTCCGGGGCGATGCGGTTGCGACGCTGCGAGACGGGGATGTTCGCCACGTCGTCAACTGCGACCTGGAACTCCGGCACCAGCAGGCCGTCATCACCGACCCTCGGCGCGATCAACCCGGCCGCGAAAGCGCGACGCATCGGCGGGTTGATGCCCGCCTCGATCAGAAACCCGACGCCCTGGTTGGTGTAGGGAATACGCGGATTGTTCGACAGAACGCCGAACACGCTCTCCTGCACACGCGCCTTGATCCAGGAGATGGTGTGGATCTCGTCGATGAAGGCGCCGCTCGCCACCGTGCCCTCGACGAGCATGTTACGCCCGCCCATGTTCACGTAGGTGTTGGCGCGATGGCCCTGTGCCTCGTCGGAGCCGAGCCCGGGGATGAAGCCCGTGATCGCCTGCACGACAGCCGACGGCCGGCTGATCGGGGTCACGCCCGGGAAGGTCTTGAACTTCAGCGTGTAGGCCTGCCCGCTGTCGATCCGACCGGCCTGGGCGAGACGGTAGTTCGAGCGGTCGAAGTCGCGGCCCGAACTGTACGCAAAGGCGCCAGCCGCGAGATAGGAGCCCGGGTCGGTATGGTAGAACACCGCCGTGCGGTCGTAGGCCTTCTGCTCGGCGTACTCAGCGACCGATCCGCCGTAGCGTGGCGACGTTGCGGTATGCGTGCCGCTCTGGGTGCCGGTCGTCGTGATGGCCGGTCCGCCGGCCGTCGCCGCAACGTTGAAGGTGTTCGTCGAAGCGCCCACCACATAGTAGGTGGCGACAGGCGAGAGCCCGCCAGGCAGCGCGCCGCTAGTGGTGAACCGGACCTGATCGCCGTTCTGAAGCCCGTGCGCGGTCCAGGTCACGACACCAGGCGATGCGATGGAGATCGTGACCGTGGACGTTGGGTCATCAATCTCGGCGGGCAACTCCGTGTCGGTGTCGTTGCTGTCGCCGCCGAAGATGACTTCCTTCGTCTCGGCCCAATCCATGATGGCGCGCTGAGCAGCGGTGTCGTTGAACTCGTTCGTATGCAGCAGCCAGAACCAGTCCAGATCGTACTGGTAGAGCGCGTCCAGTTCCGCCGTGACGCTAGAGGCCGCAGGATTGAGATACCCGATCTTGAGCTGCGGCGGGCGCACCTGAGCCTGGAAGAAGCGGGTAGCCGCCTTGTAGGCTTCGGTAGCCGGAGACCAATCAACGGCAACTTCCGTCATATTTGAGTAGAGGCGCGTCCGCGTCGTGGCGTCGACCTTGCCGCTCAGCGCCGTAGAATTCAGCATGAGGGCGGTGTTGAAACCAGCCGTAGTCGGGAATTTGTCCGCACGCGTGACCGTCACAACGACGGAGCGATCGATCGGCAACTTAATCGCCATCGTGTCAGTCCTTTGCGTATTCGATGCTGTCTTGGATGACGGAGCCGCCGCCCCGGACACCAGCAATGGCGATGTGGCCGCGTTCAATCACGTCGATGAGAGTGCGCTGCGTCCGCGACCCACTAAGGGTCACGCTGAAGTTTGCTCGCGCTTCCCAGTTCTCTTGCTGCCGATCGGTTGACTGCGTGATCTCGGCAACCTCGGTAACTACGAACGGCAGGAAATGCAGCTGCGCTCTGGCCGAGAGGAGTGCGGCCCGGAAGGCACGGGCGTAGTCGCCAGCCTCGGTCGCGTAGACGTCGATGCGCCAGCCGTAGGCGACGCCCTCAGTCCTGCGCTCGACGATGCGCTCTTCACCGCCGATGGTGACGGCTTCGTAGCAGAGCGCGTGGCCCTCGCCGGTGTCTCGCGACCCGAGAGGGGTCAGTTGCGCGTATGGTCCTTCGGGACGGGGGGCGCGCTGATGGTGAAAGACGACGTCCTCAAGTGCTTGGCGCGTCTGGCCGAGGACCACGCTCTCCGCATCGACCTCAACGAGGAATGTCCATAGCCGACGATACGCTTCGTCCTCGGTCATTCTTCACGAGCCTACCGATGGCGCGGGTAAACCCGGCTTCGTTGCGACGGCCTGCCTTGACGATGCGATACGCCGCACCCTCGGGCGTGATGATCTGCTGTGCGTCAGCTTGGAGATCTTCGTCCACTGTGCGCAGCTCGGCTGCGGTCCAGATCCGGACGAAGCCGTCAAGCTTGTCCTCGGTGTTGTACTGGACGAGATCTTCCTGCGTGGCAGCTTGGATAACCGCCTTGATCTTCACCGCGGCAGGCCCTGCGTCTTCCCACTTGCCCATGACCCGCCGGCCGCCCGGGGTCTTGAGGATCGCGGGGCGCTGAAGCATGGCGATCGCCACGAAGGCGCGGGAGAGATCCATCACTCAACAGCCCAGGTGACGCTCTGAAGCATGCGGCCCGTGTCGATGAGGGTGCGGTCGCTACCCTTTAGCCGCACAGTGACGGGAGAATTCTTCGGTCGCATATTCGACCGGATCTGCGCTTGGATCTGCTGCTGACCCCAGATCCCAAGGCGAGGCAGGGCCTGCTTCGGCGTGATCTTGCCGAGCAAAATATTGCGCGCTTCGGCCCGCATGAACTGCTTGAGTTCACCGCGGCCCTTGAACAGCGCCTGCGTAATGAACGGGCGGGGCGGGATCGGCCCACCCCAACCGCCGCCGGAGGCGCCACCACGCGTACCCTCATGGTTATAGGTGGCGATGGCGATGATGTCGCTGGAGGCTTTGCCTGCCGGGAAGCCGACCTTCACCTTCGCTTCCTGCCCCATGTTGCGCAGCACGCGCTCAAGGAGCTTCTTTATGTCGCCCTTGCGCTCAAGGTCGACCGTAACCCGGATGTTCATACGACGAGGATGCCCGGGTTCGACTTGCGCAGCAGTTCAAGATAGCGGCGCCCGTAGGGCGTAGAGGCGAGGCTGGAGCCCGACGCACCGGCCGTGGCGCCCGCTTCGCTCACGAACTGGTGAGCATATTTTACCTTCACGTCGCCGACCTCAATGCTCTCCATCGGGCCGGTGACGGCGACCGGGTTGCCGGCCCCATCCGTCGCCAAGTTCGACGCGAAGGTTTCCAAGGCGAGGAGATGGGCGGCGTAGGCCAGAAGCGCTGGCTTCTGATCCGTCACGATCCAGGTATCCGAGACCGAGCCGGTGGCGTCCTCAAGCATGAGCAGCACGAGGGCGTCCGGCTGGTCCTTGAACACCGGATAGCGGGCCTTGAGGTCCGCTGCCGTGACGATGGGGAGCGGCATGTCAGTTGCCCACGGCCTTCTTGGCCTCAGAGAGGAGCTTGTCGCGTCCCCACCGGCCGTCCACCGTCACATCCTTATCCTTGAGGATGGCCCGAAGCTCGTCTTCAGACATGCTGTCAAGCGCGGGTGACGGAGTAAGTGCTGGCTCTTCCGGCTCCTCGGAAGAAACGCCTTCAAGACTGAACCAGCCCGTTGCACGAGCGGCTTCAAGGTCACCCTTCTGAACCCTGAGATCCCGGCTTTCACCGGGAGCCAGCATCACAACCACACCATCAGACCAAACGCCTCGCGGGCCGACGTCGATGTTCTTGATCTTCATTGCCATCTCCTCAGATGCCGTCGACGTAAGAAACGGCACCCGGAAGCCGGATCTCAGTCCCGCCGGTCCGCATGATGCCGGGGATTTCCCACGTCATGCCGCTCTTCTGGAACGGCGGGAGGAAGCGGTGCGGCATCGGAAGGTGGAAGCGCAGCACTTCAGGACTACGGCGATACGCGATCATGCGCTTAGTGCCGCCGGCACCAGCCGTCTCAAGCGCCCGCAGACCGATGATGGTCAGCGGCTGCCGGGTTCGAGCGGTGTAGACGTTATTGTTGCGCAGGTATTCCAGAACCGTGGAGTCGCTGGTACCGGAACGTGCGGTCGAAGACAGCGACAGCAGGCGCGATGTCGGCAGCGCCAGCGTATCAGCCATCTCAACCTCAACGGTCGAGGTGATAATGCCGGTGAGTGCCGCATTTGCATCAGCGAGTTGCTGATCCGGGTTCTTGGTGGTCCAAGCGGTCCCACTCCCAGTGCCAGTAGCCGCGGCCGTGACGGTCGGCACGTTCGGATCGTTGACGAGACCAGACCAGTTCTTCTGGTTGTTGATGCCGTCAGGGCGCCCGGTCATGGCGATGTTCCAAAGGAACTGCTCCGCCACTCGACGCGCCGCGGTCGCCTTCACGTCCGAGAGGTTAATACCCTCCATCTGGGCGGTCATAACCTCTTCAAGAGACCACTCGTAACCGATGCCGGCCAGAGCAAAACCCTTGGTGAACTGGCTGTGCGCCACGTCGGCGTAGGGCATATCAAAACCCTTGCCGCTGATGAATTGCGCCTGACCCGCCATGTCAACGGACGAGAAAAGAGTTCCGCGCGCCCACTCATTGCCCTCGGTCACAACCGGGATCAGCGAAGCGTAATCAAACGACGGGTACTTCTGCTCGTAGATGGTCCGCTCAATATTGTAGAACTGCGGACGAACGAAACCCAGAGCCTGCTGGGCGTCGAGGAAGTTGATGCCCATCTCTGGGACTCCTTGGCTATAAAGTTGACGTTAAGCCTTGCGGACACGCAGGCGCACGACCGTGCCGCTCGACACGGTGTCATCGAAAACCGCCGGGATGGCAGTGTTGCTGTTCGAGGTGGCGGTGAAAGCACCGGCGCTCGTCACGTATGCCGCGGCGCCCTGCGTGGTGTTCGAGCCGGCGGTGACGAAGATCACACCCTCGTTCATGAGGCCCGCTTCGCCGTTCTGATGATAGATATCCGCCGCGAACCCAGACGCGACGACGCCGACGGTCGGCTGCACCGCGAGATTGGCGATAGAGATGCCGAGAAAGGCGCCAGCGGTAGCGGACGGGGTCGCCGTGCAACCACGATCGCCGACACCACGAAACGCTGCACGTCCAAACGGAAGGCCCGCGACGTCCTCAACGGTACGCGAGATGCGGTTGCCCTCTTCGCCATTGGCGACCATACCGGGATAGCCGACAGCGATGGACTGAGTGTAGGTGCTCTGAAGAACTGCCATGGAAGTGCTCCTAATTCTGGGCGGTTAGGCCGCCTGGCCCTTCCAGCTATTGCGCAAAGTCTCCACGCGGCGAGCATGGGCCGCGTGTGCTTCAGCCTCAGCGTCTCCGACAGTAGTGAGGCCGTTTGCAATGGCATTCCGAAGCGGATCCGCCGGCTTGACATCTTTAGTCAGTGCTGCAAAGGCGCCCTCAATCGCCGCGTCGCCCATATTCGCCGCGGCGTCACCAAGACGAGCAGAGACGGTCTCGCGCCGGATCTGCGCTTCAGTCTTGTCATCTGCCTTGAAGCTGTCGCCCAAGACGGAACGGGCCGCACCAATAACAGCGTTACGAACCGCCAAAGCCGCATCCAGCTTGGCCGGGGTCATCTCAGCATCCGCGAGTTGCTTCTTAAGTACCGCAATCTCGCCATCGCGAGCTTCTACGGCATTGCGCGCCTCGGCAATCTCGCCATCCTTGGCCCTGATCGCCTCGGCGTGAGCAGTCGCAGCGAGATTGCCGTCAGCCACGAGTTTCAGATTATCGGCGGTCAGGTCGGCGGCGCGCTTCTGAAGCGCGGAAACCGCGATGATCGCCGCATCGGACATCTCAACCGGATGCCCGTCAACAAGGTGGGTCTTCATCGAAGACGCGTCCTTCTGTGGTTGCGGGGTGGGGGTGGCGGGCTGAAAATCAATGTCCGCCGGGAGCCCATCCCCGATCCGGCATTCCGAGCCTGCCCGCCCCTTGGGGACAATGGCGGCATGATTGATGTTGATGTCCCGCTGGATCGCCTGATACGGCGTCCCATCCGGGGCGATGCCATCCGACCATTCCAGGCGGCAGCGGTAACCCATCGACACTTCGCGCTTGCCGCTCTGAACCGACTGGATCGCGTCGGCGTCCATGACAGCGAGCGGCACACGCACGAAGTCACCGTCGCGGGCGATGTCGCCTCCGGTGCTGCCAACGGAGTGCAGGCGCCAGGACTTGGCGTTCACGGCGTCGCGCGGGTGCCCGATCGTGACGGGGCGATGCGCGAAGCTGGCGAGACTATCAGCCTTGAACACCTCTTCCGCTGGCCGGTAGACCGACACGATGGCGAGGTCCGGCCGCTCGACCTCGACGCCAAGGTACTGCTGCACGCCGACGCGAGCCACGCGGGCATCCGCCACGAGGTAGCCGTCGGCAGTGATGCGCGTGCCGGCGATGGGCGCGGCGTCGATCAGAAGCATGGTCTACCTGTTACAGTCCGATGCCGAGGGCAGAGGCCACGGCGGAGAGGCCGGCGCGAGAAGCGCGGGCTCGACCAGAGCGAGGCGTCTCATCGAGGTCTAGAACCGCCTGCGCGGTGCAGCGGCAATTCGGCGGTCGACCTGGCGCACCGTCGCTCGGCGGGCTATCCCACCGGAACCGCTGGCCGTTCCTGAGCCGGTGCGCGGGGCGCACCCGCTGATCGCCGACCGTGCGCCAGATGTACGACGTGACACCGGCCTGCTCCTGCCGGATTTGGTTAAGCGCGCCGTTGAAGCTGGCCGCCTGGTCACGAGCGATGAACATCGCCCGCTTGCGGGTGAACCCAGCCGTCTCGGCCAGAGCCGCCGCAATGTCCTTTTGGCTTTTGCCCTGGGAAACGAGATCGATGACCTGAAACTCGATCCGCTTCGCCACGTCGTCGGACAGGCCACGGATCAGGGCGACGCTCTTTTGCACCTCAAGCTGAAGGATGGTCTGCACATCGCTACTGCGAACCACCGCCGAGAGATCGACGCCGATCAGTCGGTTGACCTGTCCGATCCACGTTTCGCCGTGGCGGCGTGCGTCGTTGGCGAATAGGCTCATCAACGGGCCGGTGGCGAGCGATGCAGCTTGACTCATAGCCGCCCGCATCTCCGCCATGATGGCGCCGATCGTCGCCGCGTCGCCGATCAGCTCGCGCCGGGTCGCAGCCGCTGCCTCCAGGATCTCCGCGCGCCGGCTCGTGGCCTCGACCAGCACGCTCATGATGATGCGATAGAACGCCTGCTCCGACGCCAGTCGCGGCTTGATCTCCCGGAACTCGATGACCTTGCGCTTGGTCCTGCCCTTGGCGAGAGCGGCGAGATCGAAGCGGGCGTTGAGGTCCATCAGCGTCAGTTGCCGATCGCGTGCCACTTCAGATCGAAGGAGCCCAAGCCGATGTTCAGGACACCAAGCACAGTTGTGAAGGACCGGCCATTGATAGTGGCGTTTGTTTTGGATGGCACTGCGTTCAACCAAGCCGAGACCGAAGTGCCGACCGCGCTGACAGATACCGGAACAGGGTCAACGTGAAAGCAGGCGTTCGGGAAGGCGATCGGAAAAGTAACTGTTACGGTCCCGTTGGTGAGCGTCACCGTACCGAACTGCTCAATGATGCCGTCCGGCGCCTTCCACCACGTCCCATTTGCGTTTGAGCCGGACGAATAGCCGAGTGTGGCTGGCGCCAGAACGTCAGAGGCAGAGATCTCGTCTGCCCGGCCGCTGTTCGCGACGAGAGGGCGCCGGGTTGCCATGAGCCATCACGCGAGAACGATCGGGGTCACAGCCTCGAAGTTCACCTCAGTGGCAGCGACGGCCACACCGATGCGCTGCTGAAGCTGGCCCGAGCCGGTCGGGCAGGTCGACGTGGCCTTGCCTGGATTGGTAGCCGACAGGAACACCGGGCCAGGCGTCATGCCGGTCACGCTGGTGTTGCGGCCGTCGAAGTAGACTGTAGCGTTGGCGCCGCTGGTCACCGCGGCGAGCACGTAGCCGTGCGCTTCCTTGCCGGTGTTGCTGGCATCAGCCTTGCGAGCGGAGAAGGCGCCTGCGTTGCTGTACACGTTGACGAAATCACCGGCGGTCAGCGCCTCAGTGGCCGCAAGGATGGCGACATCTGCGCCAATACCGACCGGCAGGACGCTGGAGTCCAGCCGCCCAGTGTCGTCGAGGGCGACCACATCACCGCCGTTCGTCACGCCTGTGCTGACGACCGTGGCAGCCTGCTCGGTCGGATAGCCCGTTGTGGCGGATCGCAGGTACTTCTTCGCGGGCATGGCGCCGGGGCTCCTACTGCGCGAGCACGATGGGGGTGGATAGAGACACGACGAGCGAGTGCGGCCCGATGGCCTTCCCGATCTGCTGCACGAACCCAGAAGCTGGCGGCGCCTGAGTGAGAGCGCCGCCGATGCCAAGGAATACCGGGCCAACCGCCCACGACCAGCTCGACTCGGTCACCTCGCCGATGATCGCGACGTCAAGCCCAGAACCATCGTCCGCCGCCGCGAGAGACACGCCGAGCACCGTCCCGGCCTGCGAGGCGTCATCCGATGAAGCAAGTTGCACAAGGCCGCCAGCGGCGATCCTGACGCCCTTATGGCCCCCGATCGGCTCGCCGGCCGTGAAGGGGAGTGCGATTGGCTTAGACGTACGTTGCTTGGCGAGTTCCGCCGTCAGATAGGCAAGGGTTGTTGCACCGTCGGCAAACGTGGTGCTCTCAAGCGTGCCGATATCCGTCCAATGGGCGTAAAGCTCAGTCCGGCGCGCGAGACCGACGATCCGGACCATGCCTTGTCCGTCCATTGCGACAGACAAACTGCCAGCGGGAAAGACCCCCTCATCCGCGATCACGAGAACGTTAACGCTCTCATCGTACCCGATCCAGTGCATCAGGCGTGGCCTAGAGGCGTGATCTCGGGACTGAACTCAAGGAGCTGACCGCCTGACGAGGACCAGACGTAGACCTCGGCGCCCATTGTGGCGAACCGGCTGCGGACCTGTGTGACGAACGTCTCGGATCCGATTTCTTCTGAGCCGGCGTCAGTGCTGAGCACGATTGGCTGCGGCCCGAAGTCGAAGTTCGGGTTGCCGCCGGGCCTGAAGGCAAAGCGGAGACTGCTGCCGCGCAGGGTAGGCATCACACGGTATGTGAGCTTGTACAGGTAGATGTCGCCAACCGCGTGAGCGCGAAGCAGAGCGCCATCCCAGAACGAGAAACCGGCAAAAGGGTCGGCGAGTGGGTTCCTGTTGCTGTCCGACGGCTGCAAATCGCGGGTCACTCGGGTCCACTGTCCGGCGACCATGGGGAGCGGGATGCCAGACAGCACGTCATTGCTCGGGCTCAGCGTAACAGCATCCAAATCCGAGTAATCGACTGTCCCGAAGCCGCGGAAGGACGATGCTGGCCCCATCGGCCCCGGGATCCCGGCAATCTGCTGCCGAACCACGCTCGGCGCGCTCGGCGCCGGAACCCGGATGATGCGAGCCTGTGGCGCCGGTGGTCTGACGTGACGAACGCCGCAGCAGGTCACGCCGAGCCCCCATCCCGTACGATCAGCCGGCCATACGCCCAGGTCTGCGTCGTTCCACCATAAACGCAGCGGAGCGTGTAGCTGGCGCGGGCACCCCGCGGGATCGAAGCGCTCTGCGTGGTGGTATAGGGCCACGTCACCGTGCCGGTCGGAACATCGACCGTGAGCCCGGCAGGCGAGGCCGCTGTGATGGTGCCGATGAGAGGACCGTCGATCGCGAGCGCCATGGCCGAAGCGTCCCACTCGACGTCGAGCTGAAACTGGGCGCCCACCGGGATCTCAGGCGCAGCCGCCGGCCCGAAGCCCCACGAGAGGGGAGGGCTGTTGTCGCCGCGCCAGATATCCTGATCAACCCGAGCGGGAGCGGACATAGTTACTCGGCCGCCTCAAGTTTCACGTCGTTCTCGTTCCCGGGCTCGGCGAACGGGTCGTCCTCGTCAGGCTCTTCACCGGCGACTTTGAGCCGGCCTTCCTTCTGATCCTTCAAGGCGCCCTCAAGGCCCGGATAGGTGCCATCCTCGACAAGCTGGTTCTGGACGCCGACGCGAAGCACCTCGTCGTCAATCAGGCCGGTGTCCTGAAGCGTCTTGAGCGCCGTCGCCTTCTTGGCTGCAATCTCAGCCTTTTCGGCGTCGCTGAGCTGCCAGAGCGGGGCGAAGCGGTAGTGGATCTCCTTGGGCCGATCGCCGAGCGCCGAGCGGATCAGGATCTCATCGAGGCGATCCAAGCGAGGGCGGAAATCGCTCTCCTGCTTGGCGCTGATGTGGTCGTAGTAATTGCGAACGTCACTGTCGCCGGTAGCGTTCAGGCCTGCCGGCGCCTGCCCGAGAAGCCGGGTCGCCGGGATGTCGGCCGCGCCAGCCGCCACTTGAAGATACATACGCAGCAGCTCCGCGAAGTTCGCGAAGTCGATCTGCCGCTGCTCCCACTTCTCCCCCGCCGCGCCGTCACCACCGTCAATCAGCGTGACGTTGTGGATGCTGCGGAGTAGGGCCGCCTCGGCAAAGCGTCGGCTGTAGCGGGCCGTACCCTCCGGGGTCGCGAGGTGCTGTGTCAGGCCCGGCACGGTGATGACGTCGGTCTTGGCGTCCGGCAGGAGGCTCGCGACCGTCTGCTGTGACGAGGCGGCGTTCTGCACCGCGTCGTGGACGATCTGGAGCACTGGGTCTCCCCATCCGCCGCCGATAGCAGAGCCCGCGATCCCGAACGGATCGGGCAGTTCGGCGCCGATGAACCGGATCACCCGGGATGGATGCACATCGATGGGCGCGCCACCGGTGGCGCCCATCTGGTAGATCGACGGCTCGCCGTAATAGGGCGAGAGCGGGTCCCGGACCAAGGTCCCGGCCGAGATGTCGTGCTGCGCGAGGACGTGCAGGTATTTGAGCCCGCCTAGGCCGATGCGGTCCAGCCGAAGTTCGTCTTGCGGGCGTTCATCGTCGGCGCCGATCAGGATTGCAGAGCCGCCATAAAGCCGCGCCCGCTGCTGCGCCAATCCGAACTTCGCCTTCACCTGAAGGCGGCACTCCTCCGCCTCAAGGGCTTCAATCTCCTCACGATCCGCTTGCCACTCGCGCCAGGCGCGGGTCATGTCGAAGGGGATGATGTCGATGATCTTGCGGGCGAGCCAATCACACCGGTAGGCGCTCTCAAGCTCCTGTCGTGTCAGGAACCTCGGGACGAAACGCGCGCCGGTGGCCTTGTCCTTGGCGGTGCCGGAGCCGGTGACGAGGTTGGCGAGGCGGTCAAAGAGGAACATCAGGCCGCTGCGTCACCGTAGAGGTCCATAAGGCCGGCCCCGGGCCGGGGGAGGGGCCAGAACGCCATCACGATCGCATCGGCGATGTTCGGCGACTTCGTGCCCTCGGGCGTCTTGTCGACGACAAGGCGGAGCCGCGCGCCCTGGCTCGCCGTGGCCTGGCTCAACTCCTTTTCGATCTGCCGAAGCTGCGGCAGGTCCGAGGGAAGCGAGATCAGGTCGTCAACCTTCCAGGTGAAGCCCGGCTCGTTGATCGCGCGCCACGTCCGCTCAAACCGCCGCCGCAGCTGCCACCAAGCCTGCGCCTTCAGGTTCGAATAGAAGTCCTTGTTGATCGGCGTGTCCGGGTCGCCGGGCTCAACCCTCTGGTCCGGCCGCAGCACCGCGGCGCCAGCGTTCCAGGGAACCAGATGCAGCGAGCGGGGCATCAGCCCCTCATCCATCAGGCGGTTCGTCTCGGCCTTCACGCCCGCGCCGACGCCGATACAATCGTACTGCAAGGCGATCGGCACAAGCTCCTTGCAGGCTGCGACGGCGCGGCGAGCGGTGACGCCTGTGTCACGCTCGCCCCATTCCTGCGTAACCTTCAGAATGACGCCTTTGCGGAGCGCCAGCGCGTTACGATCGCCACCGCCATCCGCCACGTCCAAACCAGCGCACCAACCACCCGCATCATCGAACCCGAGGCGCTTATGCGCGTCGATCGCCGCCTTCACCCACTCCGACGGGATGATGACGTTCTCGACCGCCGCGGCGTAGTTCCGGTCAACCTCCTGCGCGAAGACGTGCAGCAGGCCGTCGGCCTGAGCCTTCTTCCGTCGAGTCTCGTACCACGCCAGATCCTTAGCCGGGTGGTCGCGCCAGTCGAAGACGAAGACGTTCGTTTTGCCATTCGTGACCGGACCGCTGACCCACTCGACGCCGGCTTCGCGCCGACGATGGAACACGTTGCCTAGGCCGTTGACCGAACTGATGTCGATCTGAACCCTGGTGTTGTCCGCGAGCGCCGCTTCGATCTTCTCGGGCCGCTCGTAGTGGGCGCTCTCATCCTTGAAGTAGATGAGCTTTCGCCCGCCGCGGCCGATGTTGTCGCCGGCTTCGCCCGTGATTGACGCGTCGTTCTCTGGGTTGATGAGCCGCATGTAGGTCATGTGGTCATCGGGGCGGAAGCCCGCCGGCCAAAACTGTCGCGGCAGCCCACGGACGATAATCCGCATTTTCTCAAAAATGCTGTCGGCGTCACCGATACGGTCGACCAGCTGCTCCTTGCGTGAGCCCCAGCCAACCGCGGCGCCCGGCCAGAACAACCAGAGCCAGACCGAGAAGGCACAGCAGACCCAGGTTGCGCCCATATCGCGCGCTTTTTCGACTAACCCGTTTTCTTCCGCCTTGACGCATTCTAGAAGGAAATCAACGAATTGATGCTGCCGAGGGAACATGATGAACGGCAGCTTAGCGGGCAACGCCCCAGACGCATTGCGCGGATCGTAAGTCGTCGCCCAGTGATCAATGAACTCGTGCGGCCTCGTACGATAGAATTCCTTGGCGCCATCAGGATTTTTCCGAAGGGCAAAGAAACGCTTTTGCCGCTGAGCGAATGCCTCCGTATAGTCCGGAGGCCACGCCTTGCTCACTCCAGCCAAGACCAACTCTTTCGTCTCAGAATGTGGCTAATGTTGAGTTGGCTAACACCGAACAGAGCGGCTATTTCGCGCTGAGTATGCCGCCCTTCTAGTGAACGGATCTCACGCACTTCAGCTTCGGTCAGCTTGTTCGTGTTGACCGAACGACCGCGCCTAAGCGTGCCGTGCCCTGCCTTGTCCGCCTCATTCTCAACCTTAGTAGCCCAGCGCAGGTGCGCGGGGCTTACACAGCCAAGATGACCTTTTCCGCACGAGTGCGCCGCTTCGCAGTCAGGATCCGGCGGCTCGCCATGAGCTAAGGCGCACATCACTCGGCCGGCTGTATGCCGGCGACCATCGACCTCTATTTGTGCCCTGCCGTTCGGCGAACGCGAAAAGGGCCACAGCAGGCAGCCGGCCCCGTCGTGGTCAAGATTGGCCTGCATCCACGCTAAGGACGCGCCAGCCGCCGTTTGGGCTCGGCCTCCCGCCTCTGGATCGCCGTGCCTATACCACCGAGTGTAATGGGCGAGACACCAACCCTTCTTCGCGGCGTTCTTGCCGCAGCCCTCAATTGAGCATAAACCGAAGTCAGCCACTCGAACCTCCTGCGTTCGGGCTTGGTCAGAGCCGTCGGCGTGTCGCAAGCACCCGGCGGCTCGTCCATTATAGCCCGAAGCGCAGTGGCTTCAATTCGACTTGCTCAAGTTCTTGGCCTCAAACTCGCGTCCGGCGGCAACGCCTCGCTCAAACATTTCGGCGAGCGCACGCGTGATGCACTCAGAGAAAGTCTGATCAGAAAGGAAGCGCCTCTCTTCGGTCAAGCGGGTTCGGATTTCTTGGAAGGAGGCCGTTTTTAGGCGCTTGGCGTCCATGGTGAACTCTCAGTCGTCGCCGTTGATGGTGCCGGCATAGGCGTCGGCCGCTTCCTTGGGCGACATGTCCTTGGTCACCAGCTCGACAGGCTTGCCGCCTGGACCGCTGACTTCGCGCCGCTCGACGAACATGCCGAGATGCTTCGCAACGTTTTCGAGCGCCTTGGCCTGATCGTGCATCAGGATCTCAAGGCCGTCCTTCGTCCGCTTGGCGCCCTTGTAGAGCAGCTTCGCCGAGCCCTTCAGCTTACGGGTATCGAGCGCGTGGAGCTTGCCCGTGCCTTCGCCGTGACACTCAGGACAATCAGGGTTGGGCTCGCGCTTCGCGTCGAAACCGATACCGCCCTGCGGGTCGATCGGCAGCACCTCCGGCCCGTCGTTCGCTTCAGTCTCTTTCTTGGCGAACTCGGCCGGGGTGAACTGGTAGCCGAAGCCCTCGCCCCAGCAATGTCGGCAGCACTGGCGCCGGTACTGGATGAGCTCGTTCGGGTCAGCCCGACTCAGATCCCACCAATGGTTGAGTACCATATCGGCGGTGATCTGGGTCCGCTCCGACCGCTTAGCTTGCCCTTCGGAGATCGCGGCCTGGACGTCAACATTTGTCAACAGACGATCGGCCTGCGACCGGGCGGTCTTCTCGCTATACCCGGCGCGGATCGCCGCCTGGGTCGCGTTCAGGTCGACAAGGTATTCCTCAACGAACCGGCGCTGTTTGTCATTGAGCGCCATGTGGGCTCTATCCAGTCTTTCGCGTCAGCATCCGCACCCTCAGGCTCTCAGCCTTGTCCTTGAGCGCGTCGGTCATGCGGGCAGTTTGGGCGGCAGCCTCGCGGATATTGCCCGTGCTGGCAGCCTTCACAGCGGCAGCGGCAGCACTTCGGGCCTGAGCGCAGGAGAGGCAGGCCATCGGCTACTTCACTGCCCCTCGGCCCTGCCATTCCCGGCAGGGGCCCATCTTGCAAATTGGGCAGGGGTGGGTGCGGTTGGTGCAGGTCATTCGGGCTTGGGGCCGACGTACTGCTTGTAGGCGGCGACCCAATCGGTGCGGATTGCGGTCTGCGCGGCAGTCAGGTCGAGTCGACCGGCGCAGACCAGCTTATGCAACCGGTTTTCAAGGGCATCCTTATCGTGAGCGTTCCATTCTCCAACGAAAGGTTCGGGCCAGAGGTTGGTGATGTCATTCGACCCGCCCAGTTCGAGGCTGACGAGGTGATCAACCTCGCACCCTTCCTCGCTGTTGCACCAATCGGCGCGGTTCGAAGTCAGGCCATACCGACGGTAAACCGCCTGCTTCTCAGCGCCAGAGACGTTCCGCACGTCCGCAGTGTGCTTGGCCTTGTCGCAGATCTCGGCGGTATCAGCCGTCCGCACGGCGCCTGGCGTCAGAACCGGATCAGGACGCGTGCCAGTAGGGTCAATCGCCCATGCGGGAGAGGCGGACAAAAGCGCTGCAAGAGCGAGGATGGTGCGGGACATGACGCTAGATACGTCCCATGTGCAGCAGAACCACCAGCACAAAAATCAGGATACCCCCGATGCTCCATCCGCCTGTGCGGTAGGGGTAGGCGCCTGAGGGGCCGGCGTAGAAGCCGCCACCGAACAGTAGGCCGATCACGAGCACGATGAGGACGATCTTTAGGAGCGGATCCATATGGGTCCTCAGTCGGCCGCTGGCGGCTTAATCAGGGTAGCTTCTGTCTCGCCGTACCGGCTCGTTACGACCCACTGCTTGCCGCAAGTGGCGCAGCTTGCATTCCAGGTCGTAATATTAGGATCGCCCTTGTCCACGCGATTGCCGTTTCGATCGTAAGTCGGCTGCCAACCCAACAGCGTAGAGCGGCCACCCCACTCCGAAATCCGGCAATCCTGACGGGCGCAGTCCTTCGTCATCGCGGCCACGCTGCCACTGGCGGCCGAGGCTAGCGATGCGACAGCTGGCACTAGATAGGCGCTGGAGACGGCGAGAAGGATATCGCGGCGGTTCATGCTCTAGCCTGCGTTCGGCCGCTGGCGGGGCTGTAATGGGATCTGAGGGGCTACGCGCCAAACCTGCGGACCCGCGGAAGGATCTCGGACTGCGCGGCATTCTCGCGAGCCCAGTCGAGGCCCTTCCAGTCTCGGCAGAAAGGGTTCGACCGTACGAACATGCAGGTCGAGCCGTTGGGGTGGATGTATCGATCCACGATGTAGAAGCCGAGGATGCTCATGGCCGCTGGCGGGGCTGTGTGGAGACGGGAAGAGCTATCGAGTAATCAGCAGCCCTAGGGACGTCAGCATCAGGACCAGGACGCCTAGGGCTAACCCGAGGCCTGCGCCTGTGAGGAGAGCCCGAGTAAGGGGGAGCATCAGGGCGACTCCGGAGCCGGGGAAAGCGGCGTCACATCCCAGCCACGGCGCCGAAGGCGATCAATCATGGACTGTGCGTCGGCTTGATAACCGGTGAAGTGACCGCCGGGCTCGTCAAGGATCGTCACGGCACCTTTGCCAGCACGGTACTCACCTCGCTTGCCGTCGATGCTGGCCCAGCTATCGGCAAGAGCGTCGATGGCATCGGCGAACTGGTAGGTCATACAGGCGGCTCCGGAGCCGGATTGTGAAGGCCAAGTTCCAAATCAGATGTACGGGCTCCCGTACACCAAGGCCCTCGCCGCCTGATTAAGTGACCCCGTCGTAAGACGCCCTGTGCTCAGGGCTCGTGAGGCGCTTCCGTGGAGAGGCGTCGGGGGTTCTGAGCTTGCTCCGCCTTCATGGCGCGCATTGCTGCCGCGTTTGCGCGCAGGGCAGCCTTGAATTGAGGGCTGGCGAGCCAAGCCGGAAGGTTTCCAAACGGACCAAAATACCGCTTGGTCATCTTACTCTCCCCAGCCACTTGGCTATCTCGCTGCGCGTGGACCACCTTGCGGTGGCGGGTCGAGGCTATCGGGCCGTGGAGCCCTCAGGGGATCTGTCCTCGAAACTCAAACTTCAATCGCCTGAAACGCTCGCCGCTCCTGCATCGTGGACTCTCCGAACCATCGCCGCGGGTTGCCGCAGCACCAGCCGGAGCAGTGAGCAAGGTGGTTCGCCAGGCGCTCGCAACTCGTGGGATCGGCGGGATTGAACCGGCCGTAAACCCGAATGACCTTGGCCTTCATCCGGCCGAGGTGATGGCGCCGCACTCCGCGGTGAAACTTCTCCAAGGGACCCTCTGACGCCGGCTCCGATCCCAGGCGCCCGCGCGCCCTATTCGCGGGGATCAGAGCCGAGGCGTCTTGGCGTTCGCGATTTTCATCAGAGCCCCGATCTCGAATTGGATATGCGGCGCCCCGAAGGGCCTTCCCACTTGCATGGTATCCCCGGCAATAGCCTGGGACCGCTCTAGCAGGAACCCCGATACCGAGGCCCTGAATGCCTCTGCGTGCAAGCGCTGAGGCGGTCTCTAAAACTGGCAGACCACTGCCCTGAGGATAAGCGCCCACCGCGGCAGGGTGCAGTGAACGTCGGCTCGGGAGAGCACTCCCGACTGGATCGACGCGGCCGTGGCTTCGGGCGCTACCCGGCGGACGGCTGATTAAGCCCCACCTCCGGGGCGCCGCATCGAACTCTATCGGTGTGGGCCGGGCGTTTCGGAGCTAACGCTAGCCCGGCGCAGATCACTGGGTACTAGGGGAGGGGTTCTCCGACAAACGCCGACATCACCCGAGATTTGCCAGATCAACCGCCGCCCGCGAACGGGCCCCACACCGAACTCTGAATTTGGGGCGAGCTAGCTCATCTGCCGAGGGCTGATCAGCTTGTCTTAACCGTAGCCCTCGCCCAGCTACGGAGCACCAGTCGCTCTGTACATCCCCAACCGGCGACAGGCCCAGAAGGGGACATTCTATCGGTGTGGACCGGGCTTGATACCGGCTTGCCCCAATCGGACCTCAGAGAGGGCGCCGGTCTACGAGGGCTTCCCCCGGCGATTATCCGACTATCCCGCGTCAGGTGCGAAGCGGGACACCCCGCAGCCTAATCCGCTTGCCCGTCCTTCCGGGCTGCCACACCGAACTTGGTTGCAGAGGCCGGACTTGCACCGGCGGCCTTCTGGTTATGAGCCAGACGAGCTAGCTGCTGCTCCACTCTGCAAAACTGGATCTCGCGACTGGTTTCGAACCAGTATCTTCAGAGCCAAAATCTGACATCCTACCGTTAGACGACGCGAGAGCGTCTAACGTTGTCGATGGTGCTGGCGGGGCGGATTTGAACCCCCGACCTGATGCTTACAAGGCAACTGCTCTACCCCTGAGCTACGCCAGCAAAAGCTAGCGTGTGGTCGTTCGAGCAACGAAATGGTCAGGGCGACTGGCGTCGAACCAGCGATCTCCTGCTTCCAAGGCAGGCGGGATGACCACCTTCCCCACGCCCTGATAGGCGGAGGGTCGCGGTCGATCTGAACTCGCGCCCGACATAGGAAACTCCTGAACCTCTCTCTGCCTCGGCGCGTCGTCGCTGCTCGGGGCGAATTCCATAGCTTCGCCAGCGCAAAACCGGCTTGGATCACCTGCGATCCTCAATCCGGCTTCGCGATCCGCCCGTGCCTCCGGCGTTCTGGGCGGCGCGCCCGGGTCTCGGCAAATGCCGTAGCTCAGCAGGCGCCCTGATCGTGCGCGCTAAACTACAGCATCCGTCTGAGGGATCAAGGGGCCGCGGACACGATTTTCTCCACTACCCGAGCGACGCGACAGGTTTTCCACGTCAGCAATCGGCATCACCATCAGCGTTTCGCGTCCAAACACGTTGATCCACACGCGCGCCTTTTCCGCGGTAGAGTCCTCGTCTGCTCGGCCCTCATACGTCGCGAAGGCGCCGTCGATGATCCTGACCATCTCACCGGCCTCGACCTTGGGACGGCTCAACTCTTTCTCGCCTTGCTCTAAGAGCGGGCGCTTCCTCTCGTCGTACCAGCCCTCACGCTCATGGTTGGCGATCTTAGCCAGTTCATCGACCCGCATCAGCATCGGCTTGCCTTGGTTCGACACGATGCCGACGATGCCGAGCTTGTTACGGCCGAAGGCGTCGCGCTCGCGCAGCGGCCACCACGGGTCGTCGTCGTGCATGCCGATGAACACGTAGCGGACGAAGAACGGCCGCTGCACCTCGCGCTTGGCCTTCTGCTGCTGCCGGCTATAGGGCACCCAGATCGTCTCTGCGGGGCTGTAGGCGGCATATCCGAGCTTGCGCAGGCCGAGGCAGCATTTGCGCTCGGTCTGGGCCATGACGGTCAGGGCGTACCAGCGCCGGCCCTCAGCATCGCGCGTGATGGCGGGCGTGCCCAACGCACCCTTCGGCAGCTTCCGCGGAGCGCCAGGAGTGATCTCCGGCGCCTCCATGCGGTCCTCTTCCGCCAAGGGCTTGTCCTCAACGATCTTCACCTTCGTAGGCAAGCGGCCATAGTGGACCGGAGTGGCCTGAGCCTTGATCGCACGTCCGCTAGCGTTCTTGGCGAACATCGTCCTTGTCTCCTACGCTACGCTGAGAGGGGAGAGGGCCGGGAGAGATCCCGGCCGCTCAAGATCAATCGGGCTGTGACTTAACCTCAGCGCGCAAGATCGCTTCACGCATTGCGATCATCGAGCGCACGTCATCCATTGCCCACGCCCACTGTGGTTTGGTCATCAGGAGCTTGCCAAAATAAGGGGGCCGATCAGCGTGAGGGTGCTTGCGCGAAATGGTCTCGTTGGGATCAATGCCCATTAAGTCGCAATATTCGCGGGATGCTCGCTCCAACTGTTTTTCGTCAAGTTTCATCACGCCACCAGCCGCGGCTTGCGCCCGCGCTTCTGTCCAAGGCCAGAACCCTTTGCGAGTTCAGAGCGTTGAGCCGAATATGAAGACGCTGTGATGGGATATTCGTAGCCCAGGCCGTACTTCTCCCGATACTGCTCAGGCGTCAGGCCGTGCCGCTTGAGATGACGGCGGAGCGTTTTATACCGCTTCCCATCGACGAAGCTGACGAGGTAGTCAGGGGTGATGCTCTTGCGGATGGCGGCAGGTGAGACGGTGTGGTCCACGACGGGCTCTGCCGGCGGCGTTGTCAGGCCGTCCAACGAGGCGTAGACGCCACTGATCAGCGCAGGGACCTCGCTCAGCGGAACGCTACTCTTCGCCACGTAGGCGGTGACGATCTCGGCGGTGAGGGCGATCAGATCGTGCTTGGTGGTCTCGGTTGTCATGGTGTCTTCTCCTCAGGGTGAAGGGGTTAGGCAACGGAAACAGCGACTATCCAATTGGGATTTCCAGTCAGGAGGAAACTATCGATTGCTCTGACAGCCATCTCAGGTGTAATTTTGTCCCAAAGCCCGCCTATATCGTTATCAAGTTCCTCAAGCTCTCTCGGGAAAAATAGTGGGCTGAGAACGTGATCAAACTCCCTACGATTAACGTAGTCGCCGGCGGTAATAGCCTCTTCGCGAGTCAGCACGAATACGCCGTCACTGGATGGAACACCCTGCATCAGCAAAGACATATGCCCGCCGATGCAACAGGCCGCTCCGCAATCCCAGCGCTTGGCTTGATAGTTCATGTTAAACCCAGCCATGCCTTCCCCTGGCGCGTGGCCGATCTTAGCCTCCGCCAGCATCCGGCGTGTCTGTATCAACGCGTTCAGCTCTTCTTCGCTAAGGCCAAGCCTCTTCGCAGACAGGATCGCGCTTTCGTCGAGCATCGCAGACATCGTACTGTCTCCTCAGGGTGAAGGGGGTTAGCGCCGGAAGCCCCGAAGGGCCTCGCTGATCCGGCCGATGTTGACGCCGTGCATCGTGGCGATGACGGAGTAGGGCTGGCTGGGGTTGAGCCTGGCGTAATCCTGGATCTTCGCCTCAAGCTCTGGTGTCATTCTTGCAGAGACAGGCTTCGCTTTGCGAACCGGACGGCGCCTGCGGAGATGATCCGCTAGGCTCGCAAGCTCTGGATCCGAATGCTCTGCGACCTTCTCGCGGAGACGGTCAGCGACCTCGGGGACGCGCATGTCAGGCATCCTGCCGAAGGCGGATGCCGCGCTCGGCGGCATAGCGCTGGTTGCTCTCGCGGAGGGACTGAGAGACGGTCAGGCCATCAGCCGAAACGGGCAGGTCAATGCCGGCGGCGGCGAGCCTGGCGTGCTCCTTCAGCTTCTCGCGCTGGTTCGTCTCGCGCAACGCTTCGACCTGAAGATTGCGCGGGCTGTCGGCGCCGTTAGTGTTCAGGATCTCGCGCTTCAGCGTTTCCCAATGAGCCAGAGCCGCCTTGCGCTCGTCTTCGGTTGTGTCGGTGTCAACGATCGTTGCGTTGAGGATCAGGTTGAGGCGGTGAAGCTCCTCCTCAACGTCCAGCATCATGTGCCGGCTCTCGCCCACCAACTGCGCCGAAGACGGACAGGACTTGAAGTCCCACAGAACCTTAGCCTGTCCCTTGGAGAACCGCTTGCGAGCAGCCTCGATGGCCCATGTAGGAATGCTGTCGAGGGCTTCGACGTAGAGTGCGATCGTCTGGCGCGCGGCATTGGCGTCCATGCCGTAGCTCGGGAAAGTCGCTAGCAGCTTCGCCACCTCGGCCGCCGCAGAGCGAGGATCAGCTCGGAGCGAGGCGCGTAATTCCTCGCGCCGATCCTCAAGCGCGTCTTGATCAGTACCAGTCGGAGCCAACGACGCGGAGATGACGCGGCCCCGAAAATCGCTCGGGTTCTCTTCGAGCCGGTTCGTGTAGACCGCCGTTAGATCCGCCATCTGCCGAGTCAGCGGCGAGGGAGCCAAAGTCGAGGTCTGAACCTTCGTCGTGATGCTGGTCATGCCCGTACCCCATGAACTCGGCTAGAACTTGGTGGGTGCCTTGTCTGCTGAAGCCGCCCGGACTTGCTCGCGGCGCAGCGCTTCGGTTTTCGGGCTGGCCGCGGATCAGGCGCATCACGAGCGGCCTAGGATCGCCTGAGCCCCGCCGGATGGCTTCCGTTACTGCCCAAAGGACGCGGCCGTGGTCGTTGCCGCTGATTTTGAGAGCCTGACCGATGACGCTGCCGGCCTCGCGCTCCGAGACCCCGTTGCCCATCATGCCGGCCTTGCCTTCGATCCAGAGCTGATCGACCAAAGACAGCGGCAAAGGCACGTCCGGCGAAGCCGGGCTGCCCGATGCGTTAGCATCGGAACCGTTCGGATGGGGGTTCTCTGGTAGTTCAGTTGGTAGTTTCCCGGCAACTGCTGCCGGTTGGTTTGACGCCATTTGCCGGTTGATACGACGTGATTTGCCGGTTGGTTTGACGCCATTTGCCGGTTGATGATCAGCCGGAAGCTCTTGCCGCTTGCTATCAGCCGGCAACTCCTTCCGGCTGTCGAAATCGAGCTGAAGGTGCAGAATGTCGGTGCCGCGCGTGCCGTCGTCGCGCCTGCGGATCTGGCGGACCAAAAACCCAAGCTTGACGAGATCGCCAATGGCTGTGCGGACACTCCGCTCGCTAAGCTCGGTCTCGTCGGCGATGCGCTCCTGAGAGGGCCAAGCGCGGGCGCGCTCGTCGGCATAGTCCGCGAGGACCATGAGAACGGCCTTGCGGGTAGGGCTATCTGTCCGCTGGCGTTTAGCCCAGCGCAAGGCGTCGATACTCAAGCCTCCGCGCTCCTCTGCTCAGACTGAAAAATGTACGCGGTAAGTATTGCCACAAGCCTAATTTGACCGTATGCAGCAGAGATAGTCGCACAAAAGCGGTCGATTGCTGTTAAGCAAGAGGTCATGCAGCTTCGCTCCCCTGCCTGTCATCTTTATCGACAGCGTTCTCTGCCCACGCTAAGCATTCAGCATCGAAGCAGGCCCAGATCGCCTCGTCTCGGACATGCGCCCAACCGGGGCGCTTGAAGCCCCGTGAAGCGCCGGCAACACCGCAGTGACCGCAGAAATGCTCGTCGTGCTGCGCGATCTGTTCCAGCCGCTGTGCCGCACGCTCTTCCCGCGCAAACACCTGATGCGGCATGTGCGTGAGTTTGGGGCGGCGGAAGGCGGCAGACATCGGTGTCAGACCTGCGCGGCAACGAAGGTCTGGGAGCTTTCGGCGCCGAACAGCCCGTCGGCTTGCGGAACGAGCCAACCTGATCCGATGGCCGCCTCGGCGCTCTTCGGGCCGCAGGAGCGACCGGAGGGCTCGAAAGCGAACAGCGTCTCGCCTTCACCTGTTTCCTTCATGCGGAAGGTACGGCAGAGCATCTGCCCCGATCGCACGTTGTTGATGATCCGCTGAACGCGGACAGGCAGATCCTGAACGGCCACGCGCTTGCTCATCTTCGGTCTCCATTTGCGGGATCAAACGGGTTGCCGGAGCGCGGCACATGCCCCAGCGCTCAAGCACGATGATCGGCTCGTCACGGCCCCAGGTGACCTCGACCTCGAACCCGAGGGAGCGCAGCAGGGCGTGGCAGGAGCGCTGTTCGTCGCTCAGCTTGCCGTCGTCGGCCTTGAACTCCAGAAAACGGACCTTGCCCGGCTCAGGCCCGAAGCAGCCCCAGTCCGGTGCGCCCGGAAGCATTCCCTGGGCGATGTGGTCCAGCACCACGAAGCGGTTGCGCCGATCGGCCCCCTCGTTCGGGATGCTGATGATCGCGGTGCCCGGCGTGCGCAGGAGTTTCCAGTGCGTGAAGGTCGCCCGGCGGATCGCGGCCTCGGAGAGGCGATAGGTGCGCTTCGCGGTCATGCCTGCGGGCTCCGCAGGTAGGCCTCAACGGCTCGTGCGATGTAGGCCGCGGGCGGTATGCCCTCGCGGTCGGCTGCGATGCGCAGAACGGTGTCAACGTCGTCAGGCAGCGACACCGCGTGCGCCTGCCTGATCACCTCGATCGCGCGGGCGCGATGCTGGAGGCGGCGGATGTAACCGCGCTCCTCAAGGAGACCAACCATGCGATGAACGCCGGACTTGCTGTGAAGCCCAAGGTGCACCCGCATGTCATCGAACGATGGGGCTATCCCCTCGTTGCGCTCGATGAAACCGCTGATGTAGTCCAGCAGCACGCGCAGATTGGGGGTGAGGCCATATCGCCCGCTAGAACCATTCGCGGTGCTCATCGTCCGGCTCCGCTAGCCAGACGCCGAATTCGGTCACCGAGTACCCGAGCGCGATCAGCATCTTGCCCAGACGAGAGCGCAGCCACTCGGGACATGCGCTGTGCAAGCGCCTCAAAATCGGACGCGATGCTTTCCAACTCATACGACGCTTCCTTCTCGCGACGGATCTTGGCCGCGCGGATAGCCTCAAGTTCGTGAGCGTCGATGCGGCGGGCCTTGCCGTACCAGATGCCCCAGGCGCGAGCGTAGGACAGCCCGGCGGCGCGAGCCGCCCGGTTAATCTGCGCCTTGATCTTATCTCCAGCCGGAATGGGCTCAGCGAGCTGTTTCAGCCCCTCGGCGGCTTCGAACGCTAAGGAGGTCATGCGACCCTGCCACGAGTTTTGGCACACCTGACATCACTCCTGTGGTGTTCTTTGATCACCACAGCGGGAGCAGACTGATGCGCAGGACTGGAGGACTTGCGGTGTCCCGCCGATACGAAGTCGATGATGCCCGACCAGAGCTTGCGAGGCCGAGAGGTCGGGTTGTGTTCACCGCCAACGGCGCCGGTCTTGCAGGACCGGACGCCGGCGGCGTGGCACGACGAGGACGCGTGACTTTCTGCCGTCCTGACAACTACCTCGCCGCCATTCTCAAGCGCCGAGATAACATCCATGATTTCGGGGTAAGCCGCCATGCGAACGACAACCGCATGGGCATCCGCGAGCAACTGCGCGTGCTCGGCGTGTTCGTTCACCGCGTAGGCAAGGCCCTGGTGGCTGTAGCTTTCGCAAAGGCCCACGGGGACCGATAGGCGAGCCGCCAGGATGTCGAGGTTGCCAGCGACGCGACCAGCATCCCGAGCCCCACGCTCTAGACGGCGAGCGAGATGCAGAAGACCGGCGGCGCGATCCTCAGAAGGGTCACCCAGCCGTCGTGAGTGCACATCTGGCACCGGCCGTCCGACAACAGGATACGATAGCGAGGCTTGCGCATGGTCCATCTCCGCAGCGGAAGAGGGGTGGCGCCCGGGAGCCAACAGGTCGGAAGGCTCACCGGGCGCATCGTCGCCGGCATGGCGAGCGATCTCGGCGAAGGGGGTGCGCCCGGCCGGGGCACGAGGGGGGCTTGCGCAAGGGCGGCCGGGCGCGTCTCGATCAGCAGCAAGGCTGTTGGGCTGCCGATCGAAAGGGGAGAAACGGTATGTCGGGGCGACCATCGCTCACGCCCCCTGCTGGCGGACGTGGCGAGCGCGAACAGCCGAGATAATGGCCTCGTAGCCGAGACCCGTCCGGCTCTTGACCTCATCCATTGTGAGGCCCGCCCAATGCAGAAAGGCAGCACGAACTTCCGGATCTTTGTATCCAGGCTGAGGGCCGCGGCAGAGATCAGGAGCCCGACGCCTGATCGTTTCGACGCAAACCCCGTGCTTTCTTGCAACTGCGACGATAGTGCCGAGAGCCGCGAAGTCAGCGCGGATGCGCGCCATGGAAAGGGAGCGTTCCGACATCGCTCAGAAGCCGCTCTGCATGGCAGCAGCGATGCGGCCGTTGACGCGATCGGGAGCGAGGGCCGGCGACCACTCGGTCGCAAATCTGAACCCGATCTCGGCGAGAAGCGCAGCCTTCTCCGGCGTCAACCGCATCTGAGCGGTGTTCGGGCCGCCGTCATTAATCTCGACCATCAGCGAGCCGTCAGGCTGGCGATCCAGGCGCATCATCGCCCTGACGTGTCCGTCCTCGGACAATTCGGAGATCACGTCAGCCATGGCTCAGCGCTCCTGCGTGAGGATGTGGATGGGACCGTTGAGGGGATTGGGCTGGCGCGTCAGTGGGCGCTCTGCCTCAACCGCGTAGACGATCGAGACGGCAAGCACGCCGAGCCATGTGGCCCATATGAAAGGGGCGCGAGCGCTCATGCCGCCGCCCCTGTCTGCTGGTCGCGCAAAGGACGGCGGCATTCTACATGCTCGCGCGGAAGAAAATCGCCAGCAGTCATCGGCACATCCTTCAGTCGCGCAAAATCTAGCAACCTCACGTGATGCTTTTGCGGAATGGTGCCGTTCGTGCCGGACCGCTGTGTGCGACTGAACGGCCGCATCCAAGCCCAGACACGACTACGATGGAGACCAAGGTGATCCGCTACCGCGTCAATCCCACCCAACTTTTGGATGACGGACGCGGCGGGCTCCCGCCTCAGAACGATGGAGTGGTCACGGCGCTTCATGAGGCGCACACTCGCGGAAATCGCGATTGGTGTCAACCTCAATCGCGTTTTTGTCTATCGTCCTCTCCAGATGCGTTGGGAATTAGGCGAATGACAACCGCGATCAAGCCGCCGACAACCCGACGACGCGTTCAGAAAAACGGAGAGCGGCTTATGCTGCGAAAGTGGGTCGTCGGGCAGATCGAGGCTCGGGGCATCCAGCAGAAGGAGCTAGCGGCGGCGATCGGCGTGAGCGCCGACACAATGAGCCGTATGCTCTCCGGCAAGCGAACGATCAAAGCCGAGGACCTGAGCCGCATAAGTGCTTTTTTCGGCGAGCAGCCGCCGTTGACAACCGCCCCGTCTGAGCGAAAAGTGTCCTACGTTAAAGTCTTGGGCGAAGTCGCGGCTGGGGCGTTCGTCGATATGCACTACGTGGATTTCGCAGAGTACACCATCCCATACCTTGCTGACCCACGGTGGAGTCCGGAGGCGGTGCGTGCACTAGTAGTGCGCGGCGAGAGTATAAACCGTCAAGCCAGAGATGGCGACCACGTCATAATGCTCGATATAGGCGAAGCTCCTCGCTCATTCAGAGCGGGGGACTGGGTCGTTGCCGAGCGTGTGAAGGGCGGGCTCAAGGAAACGACCGTTAAGCAGGTCCGCAAGGGTTCGGATGGCTCGTGGGAGCTGTGGCCAGATAGCGACGACCAGCGTTTCCAGGATCCTCTCATCGTCGAAGATGGCGAAGCCGATAGCGTGAAAGTGATCGGGTTCGTGTTGGACTTCATGCGCTCCGGTACGCGCTTTTAGGCCGATCGACAAAATCGCGATTGACCGCTTGACCTAATCGCGGAAATCGCGATTATAGGGCCATCCCAGCACGGATGGCCCCGATGCCGAACGTCCTTCACCCCCACCATCTCGACCAGTTCGCCGGCCGCCATCAGGGCGTGCGCCATAACTGCGAACAGGTCTCCATCCCCCGCCTGAGCCCGGCTGATTATCGCCGAATGCTCGGCATGGCGCCGGATCAGGTCCGCGCTCGCCAAGTAGCGAAGGCGAAGACCTACTTCAGCGCGACATGCCTCTTCATCGTCGCCGCGGCCGGCACCGTCTTTGTGCAGGCGTGGCTGTGATGCGCCCCATCTCCCGCCCCGCTCACTGGCCCCTCACCCCTGACGAGCAGGCTCAGAACGACGCTGAACATCAGCGCGGTCGTGAGTGCGGCTTCCTCATCGCACTCTGCCTCGCCCTTTCGCCAGTCGCTGTGCCGCTGGCGATCCAGGTCTTCCTTGCGATCCGGGGCCAGTGATGCGCTGGGCGCCCCGCATCCCCGACCCGTCCAAGCGCCGCGCCCCTAGCTCGGCCTTCGATCGCGCCACGCGGTCCACTGGCGCCCAAGCAGCCTTAGTGCTGCTGCCTGTCGCCAGCCCAGCCATTAACGCCGCCTGCGAGGCTGTGGTGGCCTCCGCTGAGCGTCACTGCGCTGCCATCCTGGCCGATCCGCTTGCCGACATCCGGCGCTGGTCTGCCGAAGCCCGTCAATCCCGCAATTCGAACGTCGAGGCGTGACCATGCACGCGCTGCTCTCTGTCGCTTCCAGCCTGGACGCTCTCCCGGCTTCCGATCCCTTCGGCGAGGCTGTCGGCGATTGCAGCCGCGGCATCACTGCCCTGATGCACGGTCGGACCCGCCTCGCTCATGCTGCCGAGCGGACGGCCTACCTCGCCCCGTCTCAGGCCGACAGCATCCGCGAGCTTCGCCGCCGGCTCCGCGAAGAAGACGTGAAGCTCAGTGCGATCCTCAGGATCCATGACCCTTTCGGCCTCGGCGAGCCTGTCGGCCTCGACATCCTGCAATCGCTCGCACCGGCTTCGGTGCGGCAGGCCGCGGAGTAGGGGCGTGATTGGCACCCTGCTCATTGCAGTCCCGGGCTACGGCATGGCCACCCTGTTTTTGCTGGCGTCCATCTCCGCACTCATCGACGGGGTGAACGCGCCTCCCAAATCTGCGCGGCGCGCCTATGAGAGGAGGGCGCTCTTCGGATGTGTCGCACTCGCGATCATCTTCGCCGCTGTCACCCGCTGGCTGCTCGGGGGCGCGCTGTGATCGGCGACGACGGCAACGCCCCCGACTACGAGCAGAACGGCCGTGAACTCGTCACCGCTGCTCAAGAAGCCCGCTCAGCATACGGCGAGACACTGAGCCCTGCTGATCGCTCAGCTTTCGCCCAATCGCTCCAGCAGATCATCGACGACACAGGCAAGTCTCAGACCGGAGATCGCGCCCCATGAGCGCCGACACCACCATTCGGGACATCCTTGCGAAGTACGATGAGGACGTGCGGTCTGCGACTTGGAAGGTGCAGAGCGCCACGGTCATCTATCACCGCGCCATCGAACGCATCGCCGCCAAGGCCGGCATCCGGTTTGACCCTCCGCAGATCCTTCGCGCTGAACGTGATGAGGCCGTGATCCTCGTCACCGGACGCCTTGGCGACATGACGGTCTGGTCGATCGGTGAGGCGATGGTCAACGTGAACTATCGCGTTTCTGGCAAGCAGGCGGCCTACGTCTGGGCGATGGCGGAGAAGAGGGCGGTTGACCGCGTCGTCCTTAAGCTCATCGGCCTGCACGGCATCGTCTATTCTGAGAACGAGGCCGATGAGTTCAAGCCAGGCCGCGCCGCCGCTGGCGCACCGGACGAAGACGAGGCCGCCAGCCGGTTTATCGCCGAGTGCTACAGCCGGATTGAAAAGGCTCATGAAGCTGGCAGCTTGATCCGCTGGTGGAACTCGGAGGAGCGCAAGCAGGCGTGCCGGGACTTCGACATCCGCCCTGACGAGATCGCGGCCATTAAAAGCCGGCTGATGGACCGCGTCAACGCGGTGAGCCCGAAGACTGAGGCCGCCGAATGACCCGGCAGCCATCCCTTTTCGAGCAGGCTGTCTTGCCGCTTTTCGAAGAGCATCGAGGCGATTGGCTAGCCCACGCTCGCAGGGTAGCTGCCGAACTCGGCAAAGATGGCCGATCGCTCACGATAGATGACGTTCGCGCGGTAGCGCCTCCGCCATCGCATATTGACCCGCGCGTCTGCGGCGCCGTCTTCACTCGCAATGAATGGGTGAAGGTCGGACATGCGAATAGCGGACGCTCAACTTGCCATCACAGGCCCGTGGCCGTGTTCAAGCGCCGAAAGGATGTCGAATGAGCGCCGTCCTCGCTTCATACGTCAAGATGAGCACACTCGTGGACGGCACGATGCGTATTGTCCTCGATGTCGAGCCTAGCGCTGCGGCTGATGCCTTCAGTCTTCTCGGCAGCCCTGGAACGTCCATCGCACTCGCAAGGATCACAAAAGAGGCTGCTACGGCGCACGATCGCCGGCAGCAAGAGACGGCTGAGCAGCGTTCAAACCACTCAGCCCAGGGAGAGGCCGATCGCCTTCGCGTCAGCGAGGGCAGCCGGCCGGCATCGGCCTCTCCCGCTTCTGAGCGCAAGCCTGTGTCTCTTGCCGGCAAGGTCGCGATGACGTGTGGCAGCCTGACGTTTCAGCATTGGCTAAAGCATTCTCGCCCAAGCCTATGGGACACCGCAGGCTACAATTGTGGACAGCGCGGCAAGCCGCTGACTGATGTTGAGGTCGCCGCCGAAGTCGTCCGCATCTTTTGCGGAGTTGAGAGCAGACGCGAGATCAGCGGCGATGCTTACGCTAATGATCGCTGGGGCTCTCTAACCGCTGAGTTCGAGATGTGGCAGAGGGATGCCGCGTGATGCAGTGGAGCCTCTGCCTCTGCCAGGGCCGCGCCATCTCGGCCCTCACCCCTATCAGCACCGGATCCCTTGAGTCCGTCATAGAGACGGCTGCCGAGCGGTATCGGGTCTTACAGGCCGCCGAGCATCCCGACGGGCGGATCTACGGCGGGCGATGGGAGCGCGATTACGAGGGGCGTCCAGTCAATTACGCGATCATCCCTGCGAGGATGGTGGCTGCGCACCTCAGGGGGCGTCGCTGATGGCCTTCGTAGACGTGGGCACTACCAAGCGCCGATCCATGAGCCGCGGCCGTGTGTTGCGCATCTGGGAGGCCGCAGGAGGTCGTTGCATCACCTGCGGGCTACCGATCGACGGCACGCGTGACCGCTGGTTCATCGAGCACCGCATCGCGCTTGAACTCGGCGGCCCTGACATCGACGAGAACTGCGGCCCCGCGCACTACGGCTGCAAGGCTGAGAAGGACGCAGCCGACCACGCCGCTGCCGGTCACGCTCGCCGGGCCAAGGCTCAGAACCTCGGCATCCCGAAGAACGGTGCGAAGAAGCTGCAAAGCCGAGGGTTCGACAAGGCCCCGCCGCAGCGCCGCGCTTCTGGCTACGTGAGAAAGGGCGTCTGATGATGATCTGCCGTCACTGCCAGTGGCCCGAGGTGCGGGTCATCGATAGCCGATCAACCGCAGAGACGGTCAAGAGGCGTCGTCGCTGTACCGACTGCGGATACACCTGGAACACCTACGAGGTGCCAGAGGGCGACTATGACGCTCTGACAGCTGTCTATGAGCTTCTTTCGTCTTCCGCTCTCCCTCTCTCAGGGGAGGTGAGGCGTGGGTGATCACTTCTCAAAGAGGCAGGGTGGGGCGATCTCGGAAGCCGACCTCTGCTCTTCCTTCGTCGCCGCGGCAACGAAGCATCGCCGGGACGAGCCTCAGTGGGTCGCCTACCCAGAGACCGCCGGGTTCGACATCCTGCTGGTCAGGGCGTCGGACGGTGTCCAGGTCGGTATCGAGGCGAAGCTGGCGCTCAACCCCCGTGTCGTCGCCCAGGTCCTGCCGCCGCGCATGTCTTGGTACGGAGATCACGAGGGACCCGACTACCGCGCCGTCCTGGTGCCGGCGGGGAAGTGCAACAGCGATGTCCGGGCGATCTGCGATGCCCTCGGCATCACCGTGATTGAGCACCACGGCGGCCCAGGCGAAGGCTATTACGATAAATGGGCTCGTGGCCCTGAGTTTAGCCCCGCCCTTCCGGTTGAGAGCTATTGGCGGCACGACATGCAGCTCTGGCACGAATGGTTGCCGCAGAAGCGCTGCGCACTGCCGGACTATGTGCCGGATGTGGCCGCAGGAGTCCCAGCACCGGTTAGCCTCACGGCGTGGAAGGTCAAGGCGATCAAGCTCCTGATCCTGGCTGGCGAGCGGCCGGTCACCCGTGCCGATTTCAAGCACCTTCAGCTTTCGCCGACGAGTTGGCTCTGCCCTGGCGGCTGGCTGGATCGCCGGTCCTCGAACGCCGGATCTCCGCCGGCAGCACCCGACGAACTTCGCGCAAATCGAGGCGGACAAGCCGAAGTGGGCGCCTGCTTCTCTTGAGCTTATCCCCTCCGCCTGACCCCGCTACGCCAGGAGAATAGAGCCGTGATCGAACAAGGCACTGTGTTTCGCATGAAGATTTTCTTCAAGTCCGGCAACAGCGTCATCATCGACGGCGTCACGGAATATGGTGCTCGGGCGGGCACTGACGGATCGCTGAACGGCGTGCGCATGAACCAGCAGGGCGCGCCGCATCAGACTTGGCTGGACATATACAGCCTCGACTTGAAATCGGTTGAGGCCATCGTGCGCCTGCCGGTTGAAGAGCCTTCCTCCCTCCCGACCCGGGAGGCCTGAGCATGATCGATCTCATTTCCCGCCAAGCAGCCCTTGAGGCAATTCAGAAGCTCCGGCACGCCGCTGCCTGCAACTTCTCGCCGGATCATAGCGGCGCGCTTGGCATAGCGCGGACCGACAGCTTTTATGCGGCCTACCAAGCTGTGAAGGAGTTGCCTACCGATACCGCAGGTATGGCCCAGGATGCTCCCCCTTCCTTGATAGAGGGGGAAAAGATCGACCACGAGTTCAAGTCGCACCCAGACGTGTTCTGGCCGGTGGCTCGTGGCGAGAAGACGTTCGAGTTCCGGAAGGATGATCGCGGCGGCTACCATGTCGGTCAGACTGTGCGTCTGCGCTGCTATGATCCCGCCCGCGGCTATCTGCCGGCACCGGCGCTTGATCGCCGCATCACCAACATCCTCAAGCCGGGCGAGTTCGGGCTTCAGGACGGCTACTGCATCCTGTCGCTGGCCCCGATCGCCGTAGGCGAGGCGCTATCCCCACCAACCCAGACAGAGATCCAGGTGGCGAGGGAAGCGGCCGAAGCCCTGTTCTACCTCACGCCCCATGCCGCTACTGCCGATGCAGCTTCGGTCATGCTTAACGCTGGCAAGATGCGGCAGGCGTCGGCAGCCATCTTCAAGCACATTCGGGATCTCCACACTCCCTCCCGTCAGGAGGAGGGGAGCCGGACTGAGGGGCGCCGCCCTGACGGGCACGGGCTGACCCTACGCGCTCTGCACGCCGCCAACATCGCCCGGCAGGCCGAATGGTGCCCCGATCAGGTGCCGGACCTGTCTTTCCGCGGCAACGAACTCGGCGGTGAGTGCGGCGAGGCGCAGAACGTCATTAAGAAGCTGGAGCGCGAACGCCAAGGCTGGCGCGGCTCCCGGGCAACCTTGGATGACCTGGCGCAGGAACTCGCCGATGTCGTGATCTGCGCCGACCTGTGCGCCATCACCGCCGGCATCGATCTCGATGCGGCTGTCGTCGCCAAGTTCAACGCCACGTCGGAGAAGCAAGGGCTCGCCACGATGCTGCCGAGGCCGGAGGCCGCGAGCCCGGTGGCCGAAGGCCAGGCGCCCGGCGGTTGGCAGTCGTTAGAGACGGCGCCGATGGACACCGAGGTCGAGGTCAGGACTGGCTTTATGACCTTCCGTGCCAAGCTCGTGCCGGAAGCTGGCATGACCGAGAATGAGCACGTCTGCGATCAGTGGCAGGCGACGCGCGAGGGAGAGCACCCGCCGTGCTGGTCTGAAGGCGCGTGCTGGTCCAGTAACGTCGACCACTGCCCAAGCATGCAGCCCGAGGCATGGCGTCCTCTCTCTCTCTCTCTCCCTCCCAGGAGAAGAGCGGGGGCCAGGATGCGTGATCTGGATGATTTTCTATTCATCGCAGGCATAGCCGGCGCAGTCCTGATCCTCGCCTCACTAGATAATTCGCTCATATTTTGGGTGGGAGTCGCACAGCTTTCCATCGGGGCGGTTGGACTGATGATCCTGCGCGCTTGGCAAGACTATCGCCGCCGCATCGCCCTCGCCAGAGAGGAGAACGATCGATGACCAACGTGCGCGTGATCGTGGCCGGGCCGGTAGGCTGCGGCAAGTCTGCAGTCCTCGGCGAGATTGAGATCGCCATGAAGGCCATCGGCGTCCCCGTGCGGTTCGCCGACGAGAAGGCTTTTCAGGCCGAGAAGCGCATGACCCGTGCGGACTGGGCGCGCGACCTCGACATGTACCAGCCAACCGTTGTGCTGGAAGAGCGCATCGAACCTGAGCGCTCGTTCCCTGAAGCAGCCGACGGCCGACCAGCCAGCGACGAGGAAGTGATGCTCTGGGCTGCCGGCTGTGACACGGAAACGGCTCGGTTCGTCGCCGGTCAGCTTCAGCGCCAGGGCGTCACGCTGGTTCGTGCTCCGCGGCAGGGAGGGCTCTGAGATGTCCTCTGACCGTACCAGTGCCCCTGTGTGTGGGGGAGATGAGAAGGGCGCGCCCTCCGGGACGGGCTCTCAGGCTTCGCCCGGGACCCCTGCGGGTTCCCGCCCGGAGGGTTTCGATCCCTCGCGCAGCTTCAGCGAGCGCCGCCTGAGAGGATCGGACACGGTCGCCTGGTACCACCCGGATGATGTGATCCCGATGGAGATCGTCATCATCTCTGGCGGTATCGGCTACCGAAAAGACGGGCGCTGGTACACGCTCACGGGCAAAGATGCGCCTGGGCTGCCAATCGAATGGCCGGTGACGGCCTGGACGCCGATGCTGTTTGCCCCCGATGACGGGCATCCCTGCCCGAACCGGTCGCTGTATGATGTCGGGCAATGCTGCGGCGGACATTGTTTCGGGGTTGATGGTCCGGACGACGAAGAGCCCGCGCCAGCCGATGGAAGCGGCGTCAGCCGGCAAGACCCGAAGGGGCTTGATCCGAAGGACGACAGCGCGGTCGACGCAGTCGAGGCGCCTGACCTAAAGTCCCTTCAAGATCAGATACAATCTCTCTCCACCGCCCTCGCGGAAAGCGAGCGCAGGGCGAAGGAGGCTATCAGCACCCTGAGCAAGGCTGCGGCTCCCCTTGCACGTATAGCCTCCAACTGGGACTGCATGCGTAGCGGCTCCCCTGGCACGTCCGACAACGTGACGGTGCCAGTCTATCTCGGTCAACTGCGCGCCCTTGATCGAGCCCTTTCATCCACCCCTACCCAGGAGACCTCCCGTGTCGAGGGCTGACGAGCTGCGCGCGTTGCTGGCGAGGGTGGAGGAGGCCGAGGGCGGCGACCTCATGCTTGAGGCCGATTTGCTGGCCTTGCTCGGCGGCCCTATCCACGATTGGCCCAAGCGGTGGCTTGGCCTTGGCTTTCACCCGACGTTGCGGGTGGACGAGGCGCGAGACCTTATCCGCCGTGTCCTGCCCGACTGGTGGGCATCCTCCGGACTGTGCTCCCTGACCGGCCACGCCAGCATCGGCCCCGACTACAACGGCCCGGCGGCCGAGCGGCTGAAGGCTGAATGGCCAGAGGAGCGCTTCCACGAAGGCTTCCATGCCGACCTGAAGCCTGGCGACGGGCCGCATCGTGAATGCCTCGCCCTGATCGCCGCCCTCCTGTCCGCCCTTCTCGCACGGGAGGCCGATCATGGGTAGTGAGCGCCCTTGGCTGTACTTCGGCTGCCACGGGCAAGCCGGGCACTTCCTGTGGCATGGGAACGGCCGGCAAGAGCGGACCTACAGGCATCCGCTTTCCCGCTTCGACGGCAGCCTCTGCTTCCCGTCTTCCGTCGGGGAGAGGGTGGCGGCCCTGACCCGGCTCGGCGCCCAGGGCTACTCCGCCCTCGCGTTCTGGGACTACAGCGTCGACAGCCGCGGCGGGTCGAACAGCATCATCTTCGCGCCCAGCCTCACCATCAGCGCCGCCCAGATGGTCGAGGGTGCCAAGGTGCATCTGTCGCTTTACGCGAAGCGCTGGCCGTCGATCGATGTCAGCCGCGCTGAGTACCCCACCCCGAGCCATCCGGAAGGGGAGCGGTGACGATGCTTTATCTCAGCAACGACCGCTTCCACGACGACACCAAGCCGGCGCACCCGGATGGCAAGCCCTGGCGGAAAGCGTGCGACGTGTGCGCTTTCCGCCGCAGCAATCCGCAGGGGCTTTCAGACGACGACTTCGACGATCTCATGCTTGAGCGCGATCTAGGCGGATTGGTTTTCCAGTGCGTTCATCGTGACGACGGCGGTTTTTCGCGCGAGTGCGCCTGCTGGGCGGCAATCAACAAGGGACGGGAGATCGCCCATGCCGAATAGCACCAAGGCAGGGCTGCGCGTCCTCGTCTGCGGCCTTGAGCAACCCGACCCGGAGATGATCGCTGCGGCTTGGGACGCCTGGCGCCCCCGGCACAACGGCAAGCTCGGCCCTGGGCCGGCATTCGTTGAAGCGATCACGGCCGCGAACCGGGTTCTCCTCTCCCGCGCCCGCGCCTCCGGCATCCCAGTCAACGAGGGAGGTGAACAGAATGCACAAGGTTAGAACCGTTCCGCTGACCGACGATCTCATGATCCGCATCGGGCGCCTGCGAAAGGCGATGGCCGCGGGCAACACGCCGCGCGAGGTCGCCTACGTGAAGAAGCGTCTCGCTGAAGCAGAAGCGAACGCCGCTGCCCTCTACGTGCTGTTCGGCGGCCGGATCGACCAAAGCGCGATAGACGAGGCGGTGTTCTGGAAGATGGAACTCGACGGGGCCTACCTGCGAGCAGCCGAGGCGGGCAAGCCATGAGCAGCCTCCCCGACTACGGCCGCGGCTACCGCGACGGCCTCCGCGCCGACGTGACCTGGCTCGCCGATCGCGCCCGCAGCATGAACGACCCTCACGCGCAGGCCGTGCTCAACAGCGCTGCGTTCAGCCTGGGCGTTGATGCCAGTCAGGGCAGGATCCCGAGCAAGGCCCGAGGCCGATCATCTGTGCGGGGCTAGCGAGGGAGGCGAGCGTGATTGAGCCCGGATTTGTGGATGGCAACGGTGTCACGGTGCGCCCTCCAGATGAGGTGCAGTGCCAGTTCGGAACCCGCCACGGAACCCTGGTGAGCGTCTTCCCGGACGGCGACGCCTACGTGCGCTTCTTCGACAACCCCGAGGGCGACGAGCTGGTGAAGTGGAAACATCTCTGCGGTGTGCCGGCCGAGCATCGGCGGGGAGGTGGCGATGTCGGGTGATGACTGGTGCGAAGTTTGCCGCTGGTGGGGCGCCGAGCGCGCCCACCAAGAAGACCGTCCGTGGGGCCGCTGCCGGCGAATGCCGCCGGTCTTCACGGTGCCGGGCGCTCTGACCACGCGAGGCTTCGAAACGGGCCTGCCGTCACAGCCGATGACGGTGTCCCGTGGCGAGTGGCCGTGGGTCGCGTTTGACGATTGGTGTGGAGGGTTCGAGCGCCGCCCCGCACCGGTCACCACACAAGGGGAGGGGTAGAGGATGACGATCGCAGAAGCTGAGAACCTTTTGGACCGCGCACGCGCAGCCCGCGATTACGACCGCCTCCTCTGCGAAGTCTCGGCGCTCACGTTCGAGATCGTCAAGGCCGTGGCGCACGGCAAGCGCGTCAGCAGGACCGAGGCAGCCGCGGTCGTTGCCTACGTCGAGCGGAACGACCCTCGCAAAGCCCTCCCCACCTCACAGTTGCCAACTGGCAACACTCAAGCCGAAAGGAGATAAAGCGTGAGTAGCGTGCCCATCACCGAGAACACGCCCCTATCGCTGAAGGTGCCCGCAGCGGCCAAGAAGCTCGACGTGAGCGAGCCGACAGTGTGGCGCATGATCCGTAGCGGCAAGCTACGCGCTGTGCGGATCGGGAGAAACACCGTCATCCCCTATGCTCAGCTTGTCGCCTTATTGGAAGGGGACGATTTGGGTGGTGCGCAGACATAGGCTCCCCAGTCGTTCATGAGCGCCCGTCGCTTACCGAGCGCATCACCTCTCCGATAGGCTCGCTCGGTAGCGCTGCCGACAAGGTGCGCCAGGGCTTCTTCGATAACCTCGCGGGGATGATCGGTCTCATCCGCGGCCCAGTCTCGGAACGATGAGCGAAAGCCGTGAGCCGTGATGTCCTCATGCTCGGCACGCTTCAGAAGCGCAGCGAACGCCATGTCACTCAGCACGTTACCGTTGCCGTTCGGGAAGACAAGCTGGTCGTCTGATGGCTCAGCCGGGCGGAGCGCCGACAGGATCGCGATAGCCTGCGGGCACAGTGGCACGCGATGCGGACGCTTTGCCTTCATCCGCTCCTTGGGGACCGTCCAAAGCGCCCCTGCTATGTCGATTTCGCCCCAGCGCATCCCCCGGATCTCCCCGGAGCGAGCCGCCGTCAGGATCAGAAGCTCAAGAGCCCTGGCGGTCGGGGCCTTCCGGGCGCGTAACATCTGCACGAAAGCGGGGACTGCCTTGAATGGCAGGGCTGCATGATGTCCCCGCACCAGTTTTCCAGGGCGCGGCAGCAAGACCTCAAGGTGCCCGCGCCAGCGCGCCGGGTTCTCGCCGGATCGATGGCCGGCGACCCGCGCCGCGTCGAGGATGCGTTCGAGGCGGCCTCGCAGGCGCTTGGCCGTCTCCGACTTCTCGTGCCAGAGCGGCCGAAGCACCTCCAGCACCGCTTCCGTATCAACGGCGCTGACCGGCATCAACCATACGTGCTTACCCTGCACCATGAGGGTCGTTCGCCACTGGGCACGGTGCTTCGGGTTGCGCCAGGATTTCTCCCGATCGGCCATGTATCCGTCTGCCACCTCTGCGAAGGTGATGACCTTCGGCGGCGGGGGCGCTTCTGGTGGAGCGCGGCGTTCCGCGATAGGGTCAACCCCACCAGCGACCTGCTGCCGCGCCTCGCTCGCCAATTCGCGCGCCCGAGCCAGAGGCACGGCGTTGACCGGCCCAAGGCCCATCTCTCGCCGCGTGCCGGCAAAGCGGAACAGAAAGACCCACCGCTTGGCCCCGCTCTTGTCCACAACGAGATAAAGGCCGCCGCCGTCAGCGTGCCGCCCGGGCTCGGAAAGCGTCTGCACCCTACGAGCAGACAGGCGGTTCACCTCTCGCGCCAC